CTATTCTTCGCATTTTACTTCTGGAAGTCCTGCAACTGATGTCAGAATACTTACAACTCCGGCTACTACTGCCGAAGATGCTGCCAGTTTCCAATCAACATTTGCCACTGTGCTTCCAACTGCTATTACAGAAACTGCAGTCTGAGCCATTGTTTTAATCGCCCTGACTGTCGCAGATTTAACCCATTTCTGAGTATCAACACTTACTTTAAAAACACAATTCTTAAACATAAAATCATCCTTTCTTTTCTAAATCCTGTATTCTGTGATTTGCCACCTTTATATCCTCCGAGTTCAAAGCCACTGATTTTTCAAGCTTATAAACCCGGTCAATAACACCATTGTGTATATCCTGCTTTTTCTCAAGCTGTTCCAGGCGGTATGCTACAAGAGCCGTTGACCTCTTATTTGCAAAATATGCTCCGCTCGCTGTTCCAAACATTGAAATAACTGCTATTATTATTTCTATTGCGTATGCTGCCATTTGTGTCTCCTTTCCTGCCTTTAGGCATTAAAAAAAGAAGCCTAAGCTTCATAAAAATAATTGTAATAAATCGTACACTACTAATTTTTCAACTTTATTACTTCGCTTCTAAAGCTGATATCCTGCTATCTAATTCAGATACTAAGTTTGATATGTAAGCTGTATCCGGTATAATATTCATATATTCAGCTTTGTTTGTCTCACCGTCAATATCACAAAGTGTTAAATACAAATAACCATCATCACGAATCTGACTTTTACTATTTCCATAGTCATTTGAACTCACAAAGTTTCCATCACTATCATATACAACATATATATCTTTGCGTACTTCATAATATCCTGCCGGGAATACGAATTGAGAAGTTATATTCCCTGTAGTCACATCTATACCTACACTTTCATTTACATAAAAAATAGTCCCGGCTTTTAAGACATTACGCAATGGATCTGAATCGTCATATTGTTCTCTGCTAAATTCTAAAATATATCTATCAGGTCTATATATATCTGCTATGTTTACTTTTCCAACATACTCTTTTAAACTTTCTATATTCACCGAAGTTAATACATCCTTTTTAGTTAGATATTCCTCTTTAACTGTCTTTTCTATATCATCTATATGTTTTTTTATAACACTATTTTTCACAGGATTTTCACTCGTTTCCGACAGTTCACTGTCTATCACTGTTTTATTCGCTCCCTCATCTATCCCATCCAGCTTCTTTCTATCCGCATCCGTAAAATCGTTATGCGACAGTCCCTTTCCTTCCTCTTTATCTACCTTGTCTCCTACCTCCGCCCTTAGCTCCTCCAAATCTTCCGCAAGTGCATACAGTCCTTGTTCTACAACCTTAACCACTCCACCAGCGTTCACCTGAATATTTAATACAATAATTGCTTTGAACTCATACAGTCCACTATATTTTCTTATCATATCTGCGTCTTTATTTTCTGCATAACAAACAGCATATAATATCTCTCCCTCGTCAGGATCTGACGCATATATACCAATTTCCGTGAAAAGATAATCTTCTGCTAATTCTTTATTAGACATAACAAATTTGATAGCATATGTTGTGTCTGTTTTCTTCTGTGTGCTGGTTATCTGAAATTCCTGCTTTTCAGATTTTAATTCAGTCATAGCACCTATATCTGCATCTGTCTGATATTCACCATTTCCGGTTTTTACTTTCGTGACTGTTACTGAAACGCCTGTTTTTGCAAGCAGTGCAAGTCCCTTATCGGTTAGTCTTGTTTTTGTAAAATTTGTCACTATATTTCCTCCAATCTCTCACTATGCCACTCACCTGTAGATATAAAGCTTTGTAAATCAAATATATGTGTTCTTGTTTCCATTCCATCTATTATCGAACGCTGTGGCTTTACATACTTAAGAATATCTGCAAATCTTTTCACAAGCTCCTCCGTCGGTGATGTATCTGTTACTATCTTAAAATGAAACGGTTTTCCCGTTTCCTCATATTCATACCACGGCACAAACTCTGCCCCTGGAAAGACTGTTTGCAATAATTCTTTTATTCCTTTTGCCGTTCCTGCATATGAATGTGACTTTAATGTTGTTTTTATTGTTTTGAGTTTGTCGGATTCCGACAAGCTGCTTAAAAAATATGGTGAACGAAGCATTGCCGCCATATATCCGTAATATTTTGCATCCACGCTATCCATATCCGCCCAAACTGCTACGCTTTTTGTTTTTTCCATAACTTTCGCTAACTGCCTGTCTACCGCATAACCGAAGCACTTATCTTCAATATTTTGAAAAGCAGGAGGCATTGACAAAAATGTAGTCCCTGTTTCACCAAGTTTTCCCAAGTTTTAATCATCCTCCAATCCGCCATAAACAAGCTCTACACTATCGCATATGGCAATCTCTGTTTCCGTCACCTGTGTAAACACCGGGCTTGTGATTTCAAGTCTTTTTGCTCCTGCGACTCTTGCTACCTCAATGAGTTTATCCGGGACAATGTCTACTCCTATATTTTCATGACATTCTGATACAAAATACTGTGCTGCTTCTATAACAGACTCTTTAATGATTGTTTCATTTTCCCTATTTGATTCAGATATATAATATTTTCCTAAAATTTTATATCTTATAACTTCAGGAGCTTTAACATATATCTTGTCATCCGCCGGGGTATTCTCAAGTCCTGCAATATAATCAGCAACGGCTTTACAATATTTCTCATCCGGTATTTTTCCATCGGCAAGCATAATATAAATATCAACCTCTGCTGTTTCATTATTTTGAACCACATTAACAGAAACTATATCTGTACTATAAGCCTTTACAAAAAACTCATATGCAGCATTAGGACCCGCAGTTGAATAAGTAGATGGAAACATAAAAATATTTTCACGCAGCGTTTCATCGTCATATTCATCCTGACCTCCCGATGATTTCGTACAATTTTCAACACCAGATATATTTAAGACCAAATCTGCAAGTACATTTATCTGACCTGCCACATAATCATTTCCGACCGTTCCTTCTTCTGTGCAAGTCGCAGACACTTCTACAAAGGACTCTCCCGCTTGTAATACGCAGCTTTCATCAGTAGCAAAATAAACATCGTCACCGGCAGTGGCCCTTGTCCCGGCAGGTATTTCAACATCAAAATCAAGCACATCATTAACACTAAACTGTAATATACAAGTTGCCGCTTTTATGTTTGTCTCAGCATATCCAAGCGTAGCCCCCCAGTTTTCCAACACTTCCCTATCCATGTACTGTATAAAATTCTGACTAAATAAATAAGAAATATACTCATATATCTGATAAATTTCTCCAGCTACAATTTGCATCTTCAATCTTTCGGTATTGGCAGGATATAATGTTATTTCTTTTCCTGTCAGTTCTTCATATTTGCTCTGATAATCTTCAAGCATCTCCTCCGCTATTGTTTCCTGCGTGATATTAAGATCGCTCAAAAAATTAATTTCAGGCAAATTTTGCAACGCATCCAAGTTACTCGCCATCTTTTAGTGTCACCTCCGAATCTAATCTTGCATTTTTTCTTGATAAACTTATTTCATCCACAAGCACCCTTTCATCCCAAAAGGATATTTGATCTTCGACTTCTGCCATATAAATTCCCTCGATATAATTTTCCGGAGAACTGACAATGCCATCATCTATCCCCATATCCCTCGCATATGGAATACTTCCTTTTATACTTGATATAATATTCCCCACGCAGCCAACTATATCTGGTGCATCTGCCCTGTCTCCCGTGTAAATAACATTCAATACACATCACCTCCCTATTTTTTTGGTATTCTAATAGTTGAACCAGGGTTTAACTTATAGCCTTGCTGCAGGCTTTTGTTCGCATTATAAATCTTCTTGTATTTGTCACCTGAACCGTAATATTTCTTTGCAAGATTCCAAAGTGTGTCGGTTTTCTTTAATGTATATGTAATATATCCGCCGCTCGTTTTACTGCTGACACGCTTCTTTTTAGACTTACTGCTGCTCGCTTTTTTACTTTTTGAACTGTTTGTATTCTGTTTTTTATTGCTGCTCGTTTTCGCTACTTTCTTCTTCCTTTTTTTATTTTTAACAGCCACTCTTTTGTGCTTTGACTTCTTTTTCTCTTTTACTGATAAATATTCCTTAAAAGTTACATTAGCAACAATTAAAATTGGTTTTCCATTTTTATAAAATGTTTTCAGTTCATTTGACACACTGCTTATAATCCATTTATTATGCCCTGCCTTTCTGCCACCAAGATACAGTGGATACACTTTTGCTTCAAGCGTATAACTTCGCAATTTATTAAGCATTTTCCACGGTGATACACCAAGCTGAGCCCACAGATATATTGTCATCGTAAAATCATCTGCATTTCTTGATGTAAATTCAAGCAGCGGCTTCTTTCCGTGTCTTTTGTGCTCTGCAATATTTATTGATGAACTCCATGTCGCATCAGAAAAAGACAATGCTTCTACTTTTCCACCGCTATATGGAAGTTCCAGATAATTACCTTTAACTGTTTTCTTCAAAATAGGTTTACTCATCTTTGAATAAAACTTTATTCCACCAAAATGCCCGACTTGTCCCATTTTTTCTCCTTTCTAATCTGCATTAAGATTTTTTAAGACTACTTTTCCAGCAGCAATCTCAATCTCATCCTTTTGTGCATCATATTTTATATATGCCGTGTCAGAAAGCCTTTTAAAAAATCCTTTACCTGTAAACTCCGGCTTATTTTCATCATTATAATAAGGTCCTAATATAAACCCTGTTTTCTTCTGAGCATATTTCTGAGCCACTACAAGCACTAAATCATTGACTTTTGGCATATTATATTCAAATGCCAAAAATGGCAGTTCTGAATATATTACATTCTCCTCATCCTCAAAATAAACATCCGCACATCCTTTTTTATAGTCGATAGAAGATATTCTTCCAACTCTTATCGAATCCAAACTATCACCTCCGAGCTAACACTTTTATCTAATATTGGTTACACATTTATGACATTCTATAGTGCTTGTATAACCTTCATCTGAAAAATTGTGCGTAACCTTGTCAATAAAATATCTGCCGTTAAACTTTCCAAAGCCGGTTACCCTAAACACCCTGCACGCACGATATTTAGGGTCTCCCATAACTGTAAACGATGCTGTTATTGCCTCTCTTAAAGTTGATGCAAGCTGTGCTTTTGCCTTTTTCTCTGCATCTGTATGGCTGTCTGCCGAAGATGATATAAACAATGTCCTCCTCCCGGTTCTTCCTGGAATATTATAATTGTATGTTATATTTTTTCCTTTTTTATTCTGATACTGGAACTTAACACTGTCATAAACCTTTGATACACTTCTTGTAAAATTATATGTACTGTCATCCCCAAGATCCGACTTATTCAATGTAAATCGACTTGCTTTTCTCTCGTATGCCGTCTGGTCATATATAATCATTTTTCCGTTGTAAAGTTTCATGCAGCATCCATAATCGCTGCATATTGAAAAGGCAAATTCCAAATCAGTATTTCCATCCTGACTGACCTCATCAGCCTTATGATTTGACGCTTCAAAAACTAACTTTATGCCCGCCCTTTTTGCTATAATCTGTAAAATACTTTTCAGAGATGTTTTCTTGTATGTCTTGCTTCTCTGAGTGACATTAAATCCTGTATGAAGCGGAATACTCATTCCCTCCAAATCAACCGTAGCCGGAAATCCTGATGCTGCAAATTGATCTGCAACAAATTTCCCCTGATAAACTTCCCGATGTTCACTATCATTTTTCCATTTATCAACGACTATTGTTGCCCTTATATAATCTGATGACTTCGGAAAATAATTTTTCTTAAACCATTTTCCACTCTTATTAAACAGGCTTACGGATATTGTGTCAGCTTCCCCTGAAGCACAATCTACAATAGTACAACCGCTGCTTTCTTCTGTTATATCCATTGTTCCGCCGCCTTTATATCTAAGCCTTACATAGGCATTTCTAGCTTTCATCTTCTTCGTCTTCATCTCCTTCATCAGATACACCGTCTAAAGCATCTTCTTCTGCATCCTCATCATCTTCGTCCTCCTGCCATTCAGGAGCATCTTCGTCCTCATCTTCATTTATGACTTCAACCTCCGGACAATACAGCTTCACACCCTCATCAAAAATAAATGTATCAAGATACTTGGGATTTTCACGATAAAGTAAATATACCAAAGACTCATCACCATAAACTCTCCACGCAATATAATCCCACATATCTCCCTGTTTGGTCGTGTAAGTAAAGCCGCCCATCATGTTTTTATCTCGCCCCCTAACTGAATTTCACACGCTTATTTGACAGCATATATTTCTGCATCATTTTTGCAAACTCTGCCTGACTCATCTTTACTACCTTAGTCAATGTCTTTTCATCTGCATTTCCTGTAACCTGAATAGTTGGCGAATAAGTTATATTTATTTTTTCACCACCCATACTTGGACTTCTCTTAACGGCATTGTATAACCGCACATCTCTTCTCTGTTTATAAGATGTGTTATCGTCCGTAAACGACATTCCTAACAGCTCACCTGTACGCTGATAAAGAGCCTTTGAACGTGGACTGTTGTTTAACGGAATGACAGCTTCACTATCCTTTTCAGCAAGCAGTGAGATTATCGGATTGTTATATATTCCACCTTTGGCATTTTTCTTTCCTTTGATTGTAGTTTTTTTGCTATTTCCACCATTACTGCTTTTTTTCTGCGGTATTGGACCGATGGGGGTATTGTATGTAACTTTACTGCCATTATTAACAGATTCAGTAACCATATCTAAAGAAATCACGGTATTGATCCCTTTATTTGTAAATGAATTTTTTAATTTATCCATTAATCTTGTTGCAGCATCATTCACAGTTGTTGAGTTTTCATCTATACCATTTGCTATTTCTTCCGGAATATTGGCACCATTTTGTTTACACGCATTTACAATCGTTGCCCATTCATCATTTTCATTAATATCTTTTCCTAAAAGAGCCATAGCATCCTGACTTGAACCTGTTATAGCCGACAATGCTTCAATATCCGTCATCCCACTTGCAAATGAGTTTGTTGTTTTCACACCTTTTTGCTTCATCTGCTCCTGTAGATCATCCATCTGTGTCCAAATATCTCCAAGTCCATTTTTAAACAGTGAAATTATTGCATCTGAATCTTTTCCCAGATCTGCACTCGATAGTGCATTATCAACAACTTCATTCATAATTGCTTCAAGCTCATTTGCAGAAAGTCCTTGTTCTGCTGCTTCTTTAAATCCTCTTTTCAAATTCATTTGCAATCGTTTCATTACACCTTTTACCTGAGGATAAGCGTCTTGTATAGAATTCATTATGTATTTTGAACCACTTGCTAATGTATTCTGCTGTTGCTTATAATACGCAGACTCTATTTTCTTTTTTTCAGATGCATACTGTTTTTGGGATAAATCTCCGGTATTTCTTCTTGCATTAAGATTTGTCATTGAAGTTGTGTATGCTTCCTGATACCCTGACATTGCCTTTTTTTCATAGTCCTTTACATCTTTTGTCAATTGTTTGAAATCTTGTGCAGTCAAATCTTTTCCGGAGTATTTTAAGTTTATTGTCTGAAGCTGTGCTTCATTTTCTGCATTAGTTACAGCACTGGTTATGTCATCAATCTGCCCCAAGAGTTTCTGAACCGCCGAATCCGTATCAACATCAATTCCATTTTTTACCGCATCATTAAGTTTCTTATTTAGTTTTTTTTGCAGTGAATTTAGTTTAGAATCAAGTCCTGCATAAAATTCATTATTTTCTTTTCCAACTTTTGAATTATTTCCAAGTAAAAGTCTTGTTGCTATTGAAACTGTATATCCCTTACTCTCAACAGCTTCTTTAGCCGATTTAACATATTCCTCTACCGAAGATTTGTACTTATCAACATCGTCCTTATCAATTTTAAATCCTGCTTTTACTTTCCAGCTTATCTCACTAACCGATTTAAAGCTCTTACTCATAGCAGATATTGCATCGTCAGTTTTTCCTATTGACTCAAGCATCTCTGATACCTGCGTCAGTTTCTTCTTTCCAACAATCTGCTGTGCAATTTCATCTAAAGTATCCAGCGATAAAGAAATACTTCCGAAATGTTGTTCAAGATTTGCCTCAGCTAATTTCTGTTTTGTTTTATTTGCATAAATGCCAATTCCTATGATTGCTGTAGCCGCCGCTGCACAGCCAACCCCTACCCATCCAATAGGTCCTGAGCCAAGAGCAGCTATAGAAGCTGCCAGCGATGAAATTCCTGAAACCACTTTGTATGTGATAAGTGCAATACCTATCGCCTCAACTCCCGAGGCTATTGCATCGAAATTGTCAACTACAAATCCACCGACATCCCCTACAAAGTCCGCCGCTTTCTCAATGTCCTCATAAAATGTTTCAAACACATTATGTATCTCTACCTGATGCGTATCTGCAAAGTCCGATATATTTTCAGATGTTTCATTTATGAACTCAGTCAGCTTTTTAATGCCATCCGCAAGCTCACCGTCAAAAGAGTCCGCAAATGAAATCTTGAGGTCATCAAGTGCAGAGTTCATAATCTCTCTTGTTGCAGAAAGAGTATTTGTCTGTTTGTTATACATATCTTCAAGTGAACCATCTGAATTCTTAAGTTTCTTATCAAGATCATCCCAAGCACTCTTTGCGCCGTTTGCTCCCTCTTTTACTCCATCTAAAAGGTAAGCCATTTTTGAGTAATAATTTGTTCCGGCAATCTCTTTAAGTGCCTTTGCCTGGTCTTCCGTACTTAGTTTACTTACTCCTGCATTGATATGTTTCAAAGCCTCCTCAAGACCTACAAATTTGCCCTGTGAATCAAAAATTGATATTCCCAACGATTTCATCATGGTAAGTGCACTCTTGTTACTTCCAATTCGTGTGAGCATTGCATTAAGAGCAGTTCCGCCCTCAGCACCCTTTGTACCATTGTTGGCAAGAATACCGAGTGCAACACCTGTGTCCTTTGCACTTACTCCTAATGTTCTCGCTGCACCTCCGGCTTTTATATATGCCTCCATCATCTGCTGTGAGTTCATGTTTGAGGAATTTTGTGCCTTTGTAACCATATCAAGATATTCGGGTAAATCTTTGACTTGCAATTTTAAAGCACTCATTGAGTCAGTAACAAGGTCGGAACAAGTAGCAAGATCCATATTCGATGCCGCACTAAGTTTTAGAACAGGCTGCAATGCTGATGTAGACTCTTTTACATTCCATCCTGCGAGTGCCATATATCCAAGTGCGTCGGCACTTTCCTGTGCTGTCTTAGTTGTAGCTTTTCCCGCTTCTCTTGCCGCTTCATTAAGCTGCTCCTGCTCAGTCTGTGTGGCATTTGCAATAGCTGCAGTATTGGCAAGTGACTGTTCATAATCAGAAAAAGTATCAACTGATTCTTTGACAAAATCTTTTATCTTTATTGCTCCAAAAGCCGTAGCAATAAGACCTGCCACTTTTTTTGCTGTAGAACTCATCCCCTCTAGTTCATTTTTAGCTCCATTGATTCCACTCTGAAAGCTTGATGCTTTTTTTGCACCAAGCAAAATCTCAAGACTGTATTGTGATCTGTTTTTAGCCATTATTCCTCCCCTCTGACTATTTCAAGCAAGTCCTCATATATCCTTAAAAAGTCAATCACCGGCACCTTTTTGATATACTCAATGCCGCTGTTTGTGGCAAGAGCCAGACGCATTGCCGTTTTGGAAAGCATTACTGCCCAGTCATCACTAAGCCCTGCCCGTACATAAAAAAATGGTTTATAAGTGCAATAACTATCATCATGTCTCTTATTCCAAGCATATTAAAGAACTCTGCCGGACGATTTGTAACATGCATTGCCACATACTTGCAATATGTGAAGTCCGTAAATTTATTTTGAGGTCTGTGACCTATCTTGATAAGAAGTCTGTCAAAATATTCTCCATCAATCGTAGTAAGATCTACAAGACCTGACAGATCAAGTGAAGAAATCTTTTCCATCTCCCCCTTATCATTCAGCCAGTCATACTCCCTTGAAAATTCAACAAGATATGGATTTTCCTTTTCTTCATTCTCATTGTCGGAATCCGACAAATTTCTTCCGCTGCTCACAACCTCATCACCTGCCGCCTCAAGTTCTGCCTTTTCAAGCAATTCGTCCAAATTTTCTTCTTTTACATCCATAATATTCCTCCATTCATTACATCAAAAGAGAAGATACATCTACTTTTCAATGTATCTTCTCTGATTTTTGATTAACTATTTATTATAAGCTGCTGTCAGATTTTAACTAAATAAGGCTGGCAACATTACCAAGCACATCTTCGCCATTTATAACAGCCTTGCCGTTGAACTTGTCAATTTCCTCAATAACATCTTCGCCAACCTGATCTTTGTAATATATGACTTCCTTTTTGATAGTCGGATTGCCATATCCACCCTTTTTCAGCTTGCCATAATCGTGACCTTTAGTCATTCCCTTGATAGTTATCGTCCTAACAATATGTATCTTTTTCAATGTCTCTGTATTAAAGATTTCCTGTACGCTTTTAAGAATAATCGATGTGCTGTCATCACACATAATTCCAAAAGCTTCTTTTGACACCTGTGTAAATGGGATGTCAATCGTAGCACTCTTATACTGACCTGCTGACGGGCTGTCAATCTCACCTACCGTTCCAGCAAGATTAAGTGTTTCTGAAACATTTTCAAAGTTTGGCAAAGTCACTTCATCAGTCACACCTGCAAGTCTTGCATCTTCACTTACCTGACCGTAATATGCCTTAAAAATATTAGTCTTGTCATAAATTTCTGACATTACTCATCGCCTCCTTCCATAGTATCTGTAAGAATCTGGGCATCATATACAAAGTCATTTTCAATGTACTCCGCCGGAGTATAATCAGCATACCTCGTCGAGAATATATAATGACCTTCAAGCATACTCGATGGCGGATTTTTTGCGGTATCAAAAATAATCTCACCGCCTGCAAGATAATCCGGAACAAGAGCATTAAGACTGGCATTATACTCATCAACTATTCCCTTGATAAACTTAACTTTAGCATTTCTTCCGACCTTTGAAAGATATTCCGTTTTAAAACGGTTCTGGAGATAATTAAGCATCATGACACATTTCGACCATCTTTTTGTCGGGTCTTTTGATGCTGGATACATTGCAGTATTATTTCCCCACGCTTTCCACTCAGGCAGTCTTATTGCCGTAATAATTCCATTGGCATTAAGATATGAGTTTGCATCACCCTGTATCACTTTCACCGGAGTCCCGTCTTCCGTACAAATACCATCAACAAGAAGTTCCCTATTGTCGATACCGTCAGGAATATCTCCGTTTTCAGCAGCTACAGCCTGTGCAAGTGCCGCAGCGAAACTTGAAAATGCAAGCACATTTCCATTTTTGTTTACCATAGGCCAGCAGGCATCAATAAGTTCACTCTGAGGAACATTCTTTTCTTTAACTTTGGCAACATTAAATACATTGACTGCACCACTTTCTGAACTGTCAATATCAACATATGCCTTTGCATTGTGCAGACTTCCAATAAGCCGTACCTTAGCTTCAAGTGCCGCCGCAACTTCCTTTTGCTTACTGAAAACAGGTGCAGTAACAATCGCCGGAACAACTCCTGTATTGATGAATACCTCGTCAAGAAGTTCAATACCGCTTCTCACGCCATTTTCATCAACACCTCCGATAATATCCTCCGCCGTAACTCCATCAGGATTCAGCTTTGCATAGCTTATATTAAGTTTCTGCAGCGATGAAGCAGCTCCGTCATTCGTCAAAGCAATAACCAGATAACCCTCTGAGTTAATCGACGCAACATAATCATCATCTGCCTTATAAGTTGTTTCATTTTCAGACACCACAACTTTATCAAGCAGCGCACCCGTATCTTCTATAACCACCATCTTATTTACTACATCATATTCTTTTCCGACAACAGCCTGTGTATGCTGACTTTTATCAGGGTCAAGAACATTGATAACAACAACCGGAGCAACCTTGTGTACTTTGAGTGAAGCATACACACCCTGCATTGCTGTGTACTTTTCAATCTCATTAGTTTTACCCACAAGATTATCCATGTCTTCGGAATTTTCAAGTAGAATTATTGAGTTTACTGCATCCTTTGGATTTTTGAGTGTATTTATCGGCAAAGTTCCAATAATAACCTGTGCTGAATATGTTGTTTTACTCTGAGTTATTCCAACAGCACCACTTGACTTAGTTGCAATACCATGTTTATATATACTCATTGTTTACTCCTTTCCTGCTCTGCAAGTTCTTATATGCTGCATACTCCACTGAGCCCTCAATATTAAGTCTCTTTTTAGCCTCCAGCACATCACCTATCGGTATGATAAGCCTTGCAATGTTTTTGTTTTCTTCTGCTTTTTTCTCAATATGCTCCGGAAGTTTGTCCTTAAAAATAGTCCCATTTGTCACCACTCCCGGAATAGTAGGACCAATATAAATCTTCTGCGTCATCAAATACTTACCTCCATCTCGTCAAATTCTTCGCATGGTGTTGGCAATGTCCAGTATGTAATCAAATCTGACTCAAAATAAGGATATAATACATTCGGATTAAACCGCTTATGAGCCTTTCTTTCCATCCTTGTATGTCTGCCAACAATTCCAACTTTTATAAAATGCCTATATATCTCATTCATAAGATACATAACATTTACCCATCCGGAATGATCATTATCCATATCTTCAATATTGATTGAAAAATGAACTTCAACACGCCATTCATCATCCACCACATCTTCATCCGCTATCATTACTACAACATAGTTACGAAGTTCTTCGTCATCCTCGTCATATTTTTCAGGCAAATCCTGTGGATATACCTTTAAATCTTTATACTCGTTTCCGAGTTTCATCGTTATAGCATCACTTTTTACAAACTCCCTAAGTGATTCAACAATGTCATTTAACAACTGTAAATCTGTCATAAAATCCCCTTTTCTGTGCATTTTTTTGCACATAACAAGTTTGTGTCAAGTATGCACTGACACAAATCTTGCGTGTGAAAATAAGCTATCAGGCTTATTTTTCACACTAACCTCACTGCATTACCCTGCTAAGTTCGTGTTCTATACGCTTTTCCAAGGTTTCATTTGCTTTTTTAGTAACAGCCTCCATAACTTCTTTTTTACCTGCAAGCTGTGGCACTGCCGGTCCCATCATGCTATCTATAGGGTAAGCATCCCAAGTTTCCCTAATAAATACACCTTCATGACCATTTGGCATTATCGCTACAAATGGTTTGTTTTTTCTTCCGAGAATATTTTTTCCGGTAAGAGGCTTTAATCCTCCTGCTTTTTTTATTGCTGCCTTGTAAACTCCCGGTGTCCTTTTTCCTTTCTTAGAAAGTTCCACAGGACGAAGCGGACTGACTTTAAATTTCTCCAACCCAAGTTTTGACCCCTGACTAACAACTAATGCTGTAAGATTACTTGTACTTGCATTTTCAATATGCAAGGTTTCTGATATTTTTTTCTGAGAAATAAAATATCTTGCTGACACTTCTTTTTTCACAGAAGTATTAACCACACTTGCTGTTCTATTCATAGCACGCATCATAACCAGCTTTGACTTATCAGTTATTTCCGCTAATTTTCTTTCCACCTCATCAGCATTCGTGGTTATATCAACAAATGTTGAACCCATCAATTTCCGCTCCTTCCCATTAAAATTTTCCAAACACCATCCTGTTTTGAAATCTCCCGTATTATGTGAGGTCTTCCGTCGTACTCAATAACTGAACCGACAGACGGCTTTCTTTCTATGTCACACTCTTTGACATAAAGAAGGACGGGCTTTTTTACAAGCTCGTCCCGCCAGTTCTTTTTTATTTCCTCAAGTGCGTCCTCATCCACGATTACAGTTATCTCCTTATTATCAAGACTGTGCTTACTTCCGAAAAAGCCTTCATCAAAAAATACTTCATCAATATCTTTTGATACCTGTTCCACAAAACCCATGTTATTTAACCTCTGTATCAACAATTACTTTGTTTTCTGAACCATTTTTCAAAATCTTGCTATCTTTTTTTGATGTGTCGGATTCCGACTTTTTATCTTTTGATATTTCAACTGCCTTTTTAGACCCTACATCATCTTTATCTTCAAGAGAAATATAATTTCCCGACAACAAAAATTCTCTGTCAATTTTACTCAACGGTTTATCAATACTTTCACCCGGTTTATAAGTTTTATCAGCAACAGTTAATAATATATTTGCAATCATATCCCTGTCACCTCCTGCTACTCACCATAAATTTCTTCCTGATAGTTAAGAATTGCGTCCTGAAGTTCATCAAGCTTCATTGAATTATCAAGACCACTGAGTCCGATTGATGTTGCATATGCAATAAGTTCCGCTTTCTTTGTCATTGCCGTGATTTCTGCTTCTGTCTTTAATGTACCCGCATCTACTGTCGAAGGCTCATGCGTATCCACGCTGTTGTCCGCTTCTGTCTGAGTAGATGCAGTCTCATCATAAATATTTGCCACAAGCCAGCCATCCATATCATTTGGATACATAACAGGTCTTGAAAATGCCTGAACCTCCGCCATGTTTGACTTTTCATCCCCAACTAAGCGTGGAACAATCTTTTCTGCATATGACTTAAATCCATCTTTTGTATAGAAAGTAACCTGAGCATATACTGTAGTTCCCATGTTGGGCCGTAAAAAAGCAATAGTTCCTGCCGGAAGAATTGCTTTTTCCTCACCATCTAAATCTTCATAGATTTCATCATATGTAAACAATGTCATAACTACACCGTTTATATTGATGCTGCCATTTGATACCACACCGTCTGGAAGTTCTGTCGGATTGATTTCACCGATATTTACTTTTGCCTTGTTATAGAACTCTAAAAAGTCCTTATCAGACATAAGAAGCATTGACACATCAGATGTCATAACAATATCTGTTGCTCTAACACCCCTCTTGCGAAGAACTGTAGCCATTTTGTAAAACTCCTGAATTTTTTCGGCTGTTGTCATGTCCTTAAACTTCTTTGTGAATTTATATTTATTTTTAAACTCACCCGCATAAAAGCGGAGATATTTAAAATCATAATTTTCACCCTTTGCGGCATCTTCCGCTGTTGCATAATGTTTCATTATAACCTGTCCCGTCAAAAGAATATCTGCACACATCTTTTCATGTCTTCTGAGTATAGATATACGGTTATCGTCAATAAACTCCGACTCAAGTTCATTTTCACGCTGTTCAGGACTTCTTCCTGACTCAGGAGACTCTCCAAACGCTTTCTGCTCAAGTTCCTTTGCTGTAATAACCCTTTTAGGTGCTATATACGGTGCATCTACAATATCCGTTCTATAACCGTCTTTTTCCATGACTATTCCGTTTACAAGTGGAATAACAAAAGGTGCAATCTTTCGTCCTTTTTTCTTGAACTCGATTAACGCCTTTTCTGAATAATAAACAGGTCCATCCGGGAAGTATCTGTCTTTTAAGAACTGTACTACCGGATACATTTTTTTAACTGTTTTTACAAGTTTGTAAGTTTCTCTTATCACTCTGTTTTCCCCCTTTATTTGAGATAAATATTTCTGATGCGTAATGTGTCAATATCATCCGCTTCAAGTTTTCCGTCAGAAATACATTCACTTTCCCTGAATGTTCCACTTATGTATGACTGTACTGCAACCTCTGTGTCATCCTCTGCATAAGATGTATCTTCTGCGGCAATAACTGCTGCCACACCATCATCACCCTTTTTCAGAACATATTCTTTTTGGGTCGTATCAAAGTAAATAATCTGACCTCTTTTTACTGTTCCTGCTGCTTTTGATTCCGTTGGAAGCGTCACTGTAAAAACTCCCGCATCAATCTCATGTGAAGAATCATAAATCAGCTTGTCACTATAATGTTTTATACTACTGTTTAATCTCATCTCTTGCCTCCTCTTCTGCCATTTACATATGCTGCCATATTTTCAACATCCTGCAGGTCCTTGTCGGAATCCGACAAACTCGCCCCTACATCAGCAGCTCCCGACTCCTTAGAATCAGCCATTGCATCACGCATATATGCAGCCGCCTCCTGTTTCTGTGCAAGCATAGCCTGATAAGCAAGTTCTCTCGCATCAACCCTCGCATCAGCATCCCCGTACTTTGCATTTTTAAGCATTTCCGCAGATACATTTGCCGCAATCTTATCAAGATTTTCAAGTCTGCCTCTCTCTTTGTCTGCTCCCTCTTTTTCACCCTCTGCCTTAGCTTCAGCCTTTAATCCGTCAACCTCAGCTTTAAGCTCCGGATGCTCCTTTAACATTTCCTCTAATGTCATGTTCTGCTCCTTTCCGTTGTTTTCGTTAGTTATATTATTTGTATCAGCATTTTCAGATGGATTATCCGCCTTATTGCTGTTCAAATCATCAGGTACTTTTCTCTCCGGCAATTTTCCACTGTTTAACAAAAGCATAAGTTCATGTGCTTTTTCATCTGAAATAACCGGAAGTGTGCTGTTATATACAGCCATCTGCTTTGATGCCTCAATAAAATTCATCTGGCTGCTTTCATCGTCCTTTTCATCCTCAAAAAGCATACCGTCAGCAAATCCATTTTCAATCGCAGTCTGAGGGGACATAAATGTATCATTATCCATCATTGCCTGCAATTCTTCCCTGCTCTTTCCGGTTTTTTTCTCATAGACATTTAACACACTCTCGTTAAACTCTCTTAACATATCAGCAGTCATCTGTGCATCTCTGTAATCACCACCACCCCAAGAACTTTGAGTATTATGTATCATTACAACCGCTGCATCTGACATAAGCACCTTATCCGCTGCACAAAGGATAAACGTGGCGGCAGAGCAGGCATTTATAACATGAACTTCTACATTTCCCTCATACTGCTTAATAGTCGAATACATTTCAAATCCGGCTGTGCAAAGACCGCCCTGCGAATTAACCTCAATTACTACATCATCACCATTTGCACTTTCAAGTCCCGTATTAATATCATTAACACAGCAGGCATCCCACCCAAGCCAGCGGTAAAGCCACGCTGAGTCATTTGATACTATCGGACCTTTGACATTTATTTTCGTCACTCTTTTACATCCTCACTTTCATTTTTATTTGCATCTGCAAGCATCTCATTTTCGCTCTTTAATGCCCTGATATTATCTTCAAAATCAGAGCCATTTAATGCAATACACTCATCCTCATGCGTTGAAAGCCCTGCCTCAATCCTCTTTGCAGCAGCCACGACTTCCTTGCCCGGATCCAACTGACCCTGTGCAGGTCCATTCCATGTACAGTTGAGATATGCTTTTCTTACAAGAAGATTTTCAAAATACCCCGGTGCATTTATACGCCCTGTGCTCACTGCCTCATTAAACCAAAGTTCATAGATTTCCTTGCAGAAATCATTTACAAACCATGTGCGGCGCATTCTGAAAGCTTTCCATGTTTCATTCATTGCACCTTTGGATGCTGAGAAGTTATTAGAAAACTTTTTAAGAAGCACCTCCGGAGCTATCTCCAATGCGGCACCAACATGAGTTGCCATTGCCGTTGCAAATGTATCAAAATTTGCGTTTGGATGTGATGATTCAACAGTCTTGACACTCTCGCCTGTCTTTAGAAAATTGACATTTCCATAACCAAGTTCGACCTCGTCATCTTCTGTCTCTGCTCCATCGTCATACTCATCCTCTCCGGCAAATCCACCCATATCCTCGCCACTCTCCGTCTGAATAAAAATGGTAAACATTGAATTTATGACTGCTGCCATTATCTCAGCTTCGGTGTATCTTGTAAGCTGCTTAATCGTAGAAACAACAGGTGCTAAAAAAGGAACGCCCCTGTACTGGTCGGCACGTTCCCCATTAAACATATGTAATATATTTGGATTTCCTGTTTTATCACCACGTTTTGCAACTCTCGTCCATTTTGTTTCTGCAGAGTTATACTCACCCGGAAACTGTGATGATATGTGATAAGCTACAACCTTGCCGTTTGCATCAATCTCAACGCCGTTTATTATCGTGTTGCCGTTTGCTGTTTTTTTATCAAAACCATCATATTCTCCGTCAATACTTCCCGGAATACATACCCTGTCAGCTTCTACAAGTTTTATCCTAAGACGATACGGCATATTCGCTGTAGGCTTGTCATATTTTATCAAGACAAACTCTTCACCATTACGCAGCCAATCATTAAAAGCTATCTGTTGCAATTCGTAAAAATTATTCTGGTCGTTATTATCGCACATGGTACTTTCCGCCCAGATTGCAAATTCTTTCTTGATATGCCTTTGAATTTCCTTTGCTTCATCCTCTGAAATCCCTAAAAATTCATAATCAATCTTAGGCTTTGGAACAAGACCAGCTCCGACACAATTTGTTCTTGTACTCGCAATCGCCGCTGATGCAAACGGAGCGTTCATGGCAAGATCTCTCGACCTCTCTCTTAAAATTTTTCTGTTTTCCTCAATATCCGACTTTGGAGATAAACTCGTTGAATGATATTTCTTCGCCCAGCTTCTCCTTCTTGATGCGGCTCCATGAGAATATCCGCTGTTTGTCACATCTTTTCCGCTGTCTGAAATAATATCATTCAACATAGTATGTTTCATTTTGACCGCATCAATCTTCATGTTTGTTTCAGCTATTTTAAGCTTTGCCTCTGCTCTCTTTGCCACACCGCCCGGATTAACAACAGCCATTATATTTTCAAACATATGACCTCCTATCCAAGTGGCACAACTCTGACGCTTCGCCTTTTGCTATTTCCTCTTGTCTCCAATGCAGAAATCTCACTCTCAAGTTCTTTAATTTTGCTCTGAACATTCGCAAGGCTTGTTCTTGTCAATGTTCTCGAACCGATAGTGTAAGACTGCCCCTGCAATATCTTTTCTTCTGCTTCGTAATACATTTCAAGCCTTTTCTTCAAAAAAGTAATTCTTTCTTTATTCTTTTCCACAATAACCCTCCAAATAAAATTGAGCATCAAAAAAAGAGAAAACCTGCGTTCTCTCCTCAAAATCAACAATATTTCTCTTTCTTCACCTCTTGCGATATTAGCATTATATCACAGAATTGGTGTCCCTGCCTCCCAACTTTTTGAAATTTTATAAAAATTTTTCTCAAATTGACAGACCTTTTGTGCTTTTTCTCTGTTTTCTAACCTTTTTAACCGCTTTTGTATAATTTATTCCTTTTGAAATTTTTAGTTCTAAATCACTCCACACAGGACGCAAAAGTTCACATACTGCAAGATTATAGTTAAACAGGTCAAGCGGTTCATTTCTGGCACCGCTTTTCTTTACCCACACATCTTTAATAACATCTCTGACTTTCTTTTTTATCTTTTTTTCTGAGAGAAGTCCCTTGTAATACTCTCTGTCATAACCTTTTCCGACATTATTCGGAAAGTGACAATATCCCTCGCCTTTTTCCTCAATCGTCAGCCAGTTTGTTATATTTTCCTTGCCTGCATCAACTCCAAGTATCCATATCGTTGTTGAGTCCACAACTATATCTCTCTTGCCGTCTCTGCTCTTTTCCTTAATCTCGACTTTGCTTCGCTTATATAAAAGTGGTATGCCGGGCTTTCCGGCATATCCCTTAATTCCATATGCTTTCTTGCCCTTTTTCTTCATTGCTTTTATCCACTTATATACTCTGTTTGTGTGATTACCACCCGTATCAATAGCAAATGCAGCTATATTAAGTTCCCTGCCATCCTCAAAGCAAAAAGTTGTTTCAAGATATTCTTCCAGCTCATTCCATACCTGTGATGTTTCAAGATTTCCATAAATCTCTGTCTTATGTATGCCCCAGCTTTCGTAATCCCTCGCCCAGCCTTTCACTTCAACCTCAAAACGGTTGTTCTGAACATCTACTGCTGCCGTCAGCAAAAGAACTCCCTCCGGTATCTCAGCTTTGTAATGCTCCGCACGCTCCAAAAGTTTATCTTCGGTGGTCGATTCTTCTGCGACCTCGTCCTCTTTCCATGTTTCGCCAAGAGTTGTGTTCACGAAAGCCTGTAACCTTTCTGTATCGTGATATGTCTTAAACTCATCCATTGCACTTTGAAATTCATCTATAATATCGCTCCAAGCCACCCACGGCGATGCCATTGCATTGAGGTGAAAACTTCTTTTATTTTTTCTTTCCGGATGTGCAGCTATCCACATATGCTCTGATTCTTTCCAATATTTTTCTTCGATTACTTCCTCACAGTATTCGCATTTCATTCCGACTATGTTAAAATCCACTCTCTTAAACGAATACGGCTGATACATACCACAGCAAGGACACTGCACACACCATTCTTCCTGAGTGCCTTTTAAATATTCTTTATTGATACGACCATTTTCTGTAGTCGGTGTTGATGTTTTAATATATTTTTTATTCCAGAATGTTGTTGCTCTCTTTTGAGCAAGTGTTACAGGGTCACCCTCACCGCCTGCACTAGCCGGAAAGCGGTCAACCTCATCCATCCATACAACCCTGATAGGCATTGATGATAGTGAAGCCGCAGAATTAGCACCCGACACAACGATATAACCGCCTGCGTACTGTTTAAAAAGAATCGTGTTATCAGAGTCCTTTGACTTTGCAGGTGCTATCTTATCACGAAGCACCGGAATATCTCTTATCATAGGTGCAAGCCTTGTCTTTGAGAATTTTTCACCAAGCGATAAAGTTGGAAGAACCAAAAGCTGTGTACTCGGCTCATGCTCTATATAGTATGCAATACCACACAATACAATAGTTGTCTTTCCTATCTGAGCCGATGACATAACAGTAACTTCCGTTACGGCAGAATCCGTAATCGCATTCATTATTTCTTTCTGATACGGAACAGAATCACTCCTAAACTTGCCAGCCTTATTACTTCCCCCCGGCAAAACCATGTGTTTGTCCGCCCAATCGGAAACCGACATTTTTTCCTTAGGTCTTAGAGCTTTTGTAAGAGAACATATAAAATGCAATGTGTGGTAAGCTACCTTTTCATTTTTCTTTTTAGTCCTCATCTGCCTCACCTGCTTTCCCTGCTGACTCGTTAAAAAGGTCATCCTCTGACAGCTCTATATACTCATCCGGATAATAATCAGATGGATTATAGTCTGCCAGCTCATTAAGAGCATTTTCAAGCTCATCACGCAAAACCTCCATAATCTCACTTTTACTCTTTCCCTCGACTGACGGAGCAACCTCCGCCGGGATAGCCAAAATCTTGCTTCTGAACTTAGTAAACATATCTGTAATCACATTTGCTACATCATAAGACTTATGAACCTGTCCTTTGATAAGTTGCAGCTTAATTTCTGAAATCATACTTTTTATATGCTCATGCCTTGCCTGTTCCTGTTTAAGATCCAGTTCACCGTCTTCAAAATCGCTGGTTACTGTTTCACCGACCTTTGATATTTTAAGATTCATAATATAATTCTTAACAGACTTCTCAAGCAAATAGCGACCATGACTATTTCTGACAAGAATTCCCTCATCTGCAAGATTTCTCACCTGCCTGTCACCAACGCCTATTATGTTTGCAAGCACCTTTGCTGATACTGTCACCGCTGATACATCTGTTACCTTTGTGCTATCTGCCATCTTTACCACCACCTTTCTTTAAAAACGGAAACGGCAATGCAATATTATTTTTATAAAAAACTAGCCAAGAATCGGGCTCACATGACCCTCAATTTTTTTCAGACCCGTCACAGAACCTAAATTTTTTCTGCGGAATTTTCACAAAAATTTTCAATTTTCCTAGCTTTTTTCAATTTTCCGTTTTTCTTCAAAATAGTTGACATATCTAGTAATTTTGTAAACTTCTTTTAAACTGTATTCTTTCATTAAAGTGCAGAAAAAAATATTCATCTAAGATTACATAGCCACAATATGACAACTAGCACATGAAAAAATAAATCTTATGCCAATTTTTAGATTTAACATCAATAGAGAGCCTTATGCTCTCCACTCTTTCTAAACGATAAACCTTTTATCGCTTTGTCCTTGTTGTCCTGATTGATACCAATGTATCTCAATGTCACACTTATATCTGAATGATTTAAAATCTCTTTTATCGTAACTGCATCATGCGTCTGTTGGTACATATGATACCCGAATGTTTTTCTGAGTGTATGCGTTCCCACCTTATCAATGTTGAACTTCATACCTGCTGCCGACAGTATTTTGTATGCCTGCTGTCTGCTTATTGCTTTATTACCACTCCTGCATGATTTAAAGAGATATTCATAATCTTTCTTGTCAGATATGTAATCTTCAATAATCGGTTTTAGCTCAGCATTAAGTGGAAACCGTTTTTCTTTCCCTGTCTTTTTTTCTCTAAGATAAATCGCATCTTTCCCTTTAACATCTCGCACACGAAACTTAAGTATGTCCGATATTCTAAGTCCCGTATAAATTCCAAACATAAACATTACATAATCTCTTTCATTCTTGCTTTTTAGATAATCAGCAATATCCATCACCGTGTTTATATCACGAATTGGTTCAACCGTATTCACTCCTCCTCACCTCCTTAAATCAAGCATTAAAAAAGAGAGAAAACCTGCGTTCTCTCCCTTTGTTTCTATTTTTACGATATTAGCATTATATCACAGAATTGGTGTCCCTGCCTCCCAACTTTTTTAAAAAATTATTTTGTCGGAATCCGACAGACGATTTATTTTATTATCTTGATACTCCTAATCTTGCCATCAATGCCTCCTGCAACACCTTAGAAACATTGATATGTGATTTTTCTGCTTCCTGATTTAACCAGTTTGGTAATGTTACATTTCTACGAACCGTCTTATTATCTAACATTCTCCTATATGTCGCTAAATCAACATCAACTAAAGACACGATACTTGTTCCATCTTCATTAAATGTTCCTTTTGAAACATCAATATCTGTCATCTTAGATGGGTGCAACACTACTTTTCCATTATCTTCTGCTTCAATACAGCTTATTCCAATAGCATCTCTTGCCATTGTGATTGCATCTGCCATACTTCCCTTTGGTTTACCTTCCTCATTTGACTCTGTCAAAATACCCAAATCTGGTACTTCAATCAAAATATTTGTATCAACATCTGTAAAAATAACCGGATATGTCACTTTCATATAATCAACCTCCAAATTTGAAATGTATATCTATAGTAATATATTGAGATAGGGGATTTTATAATCCCCATTTTTTCAATATTGCTTTTGCCAATCTTTCATTTACTTCTCGATGCCTCGGAATTTTTTCTTCATCATCACCTCTTTTGTAGATGTCATGATTTCCACCATGTCTTGCAAATTCAAATCCCGCACTTTCGAGTTTTTTTACAAGTTCTCTTTGCTTCATCTTTGTACCTCCTTATGTATATATAATACACATTTTTTACACATTTGTCAATAGTTTAATACACATTTTTTACACATAACTTATTATAAAAAGACGGTCTTTCAACCGCCTTTTCTTAATTTTTTAACATTTCAAAAATATACCTTGTTACACTTCCACATGGAACATGACATTGTTCTTTTGATTTGCACTTGTTACAATATTTTTCTCTGTATCTACCAACACACATTTCCGCACTTAAATACTTTTTACACATTCCCCTTTTATCTTCTGCTTTTTCATCTAAATTACAATCTTTAATATATAAACAATTCAAGCATTGATAAAATCTTTCTTCATCACTTGCTTTTTCATCTTCACAACATCCCAATTCTTCTAATTTAGCTTCTGCTTCTGGTTTTGTAAAAAAAACTACTTCACCTATTTCATTTGGACTATATTCTATTGCAGAAATATCTGGCATTTCTGGTGGAAAACTTATTTCTATCCATGTCCCATTATTTTTAGACATAGAAATATTTTCCACTATGCAAATCCATATTTCTTTATTTTCTATGCAATAAGCTGTATCTCCCACTTTGCAAGGCAATTTAATTAGTCTGCCATGTTTATCCAACTGCTGATATTTTCTCCACTTATCTACATCACCATCAGTTAATACACACGCTTTCTCTGGATGCTGACAAGCATCTGGAATATGCTGACTGAAAATTTCAGCAAGTTCTTTCAGCGGTATGCCAGTAACCTCCTCTAATTCCTTGCAGTTTGCAAGTTTTTTTAAATCATCCACATCACAAGCCGTTGGTTCTGCGTCTATTATTTTGCAAAATCTTCTGAACTCATCTTCCGATAGGCAATATTCACTTGCCCTATCTTTTAAATCTTCATCACTAATCAATCTCATTTTCTTCCCCCCAATCTAATTTCTGGCCGCAACCTGAGCAATAAAGAGCGTGATTATGAGCAACTTTTCTTTCACACACAGGGCAAAAATATATGTTAGAATTTGTATTTTTTTTAGGTTTCTTTGGTATCTGCTTTTCAAGTGCCTGTATCGCAATGTCTAAAGCCTTTGCATTTCTCGTTTTACTATATTTATCCCATTCATCCCGAAATAATTTCATAAACTTTATTGATTCACTCGCTGTCATATATATCCTCCCTTATCTTCATTTTGTCACTACATATTCCATTATCCTCGGCATCTTCTCTCTAAAAGCCGCTCTAATAACCATAATTGCCCGCTTTAGCCCAGCATAAAAAATATCATCATACTCAGCATTCAAATATGGTGCAGCCTCTTTTACATATCCGTCAAAATCTGCACTCGAATACTCTGCTTCCTCTTCCAGCCTTTTGACTACATCAACTATTCCTGCAACAGCACATTTAAAACAACTTTCGTACAATTCACATTTACCGCTCTGCTTGTCACAAAAATCTTCTTTTGAATCTTTCATATCATTCAGCGTACCTAATAATTCACTCTCTATACTCAGCATACGTTCATGTTCTTTCGCTTTCTGCTTCTTTGCCGCAAGTTCAAGTATATGTATAAATTCTCTTTGCACCTGCACCGACCTACAATCCTTTTCCTTTGGGTACTGCTTTACAAATGTATCTATTCTGTTCTCAATATCCTTTATTACTATTTTTTCATCTATCATTCTGCATTCCCCTCCTTAACCCGCAATACAATACGATTTACCGGAAATGAGTGAACACACATAACATGTTTATTTTCGTTTTCTTTAAGTGCAGATTCATCAATGCTTATAAACTTTCCCTGTTCATCTGTAAATATCATATGCAGATTTTCTATTAAATCAATTACTACACTTTCCATATATTTCACTTTCAACGCTAATCGGTTCTTTTCCCTCACCGCATCCCCTTTTTCTTCACGAAGTCTTGTTTCTACCGCCTTGAGCTGTTCCACATTTATTTCCAAGTTCTTCACATAATCAAACTTTTTTATAATCTTAATTAACAATTTATTAAACATATCAACATCCTCCAATTTTCTTTGTCTTAGCTTATTTTTGCTCTTTCCTCTCTATCCTTTTCCGTCTGTAAAAAAATCATATACTGGCCATATGAAAGTCCAAGTTTCTTTGCTTTGTCATTAAAGTTTGCAAGCTCTCCCATATGCTTTTCTTTTTTCTTTTCCTCCATTCTTTTTGCCTTTTTCTGTGTTTTTCTTTTTTTATACATCTGTGCATGTCTTTTTTTACGCTCATACTCACGACATTCGACGGAACAATAATGCTGATTTCTCGCATTAACAGTAAATTGCTTTCCACATCCTATACATTTACTTTTTTTCTTTGTCTGTTTCATTCCTGCTCCTTTCCGGGAGCTGCACCACACTCCCAGCTTTATTTGTGATGTTAATTTTCCTACAGCTATATGTAAAAGTGCATTTAAAACTTTTTTGCTGTCAAAATTATTACTTGTCGGATTCCGACAAATCAGCCACGTTGCAACAAACGCTGTTCAAGCTCATTCATATCTGATGAACTTATATTTCTTTGATTAAACGAGTTAAACTGATTTTTCTTTTTCCCTGAATATTGATTATTGGAACTTGCAGCATATGTTGGCTTCCTGTCTGCCCTCTCTGTTTTATTCCAATAATCCGCTACACTCTTCCAGTTGATTCTCCTGCCATACTTGTCTTTCCAATCGATTCGGTCATAATATTCAAAAAACTTTTCATGATTGATTTTAAGATTGTTTTGAGCAACATAATCTTTTACCTCCTGAAGCGTTGGCACTATAGATAGAGTGTTAGTATTTTTACTATTACTTTTACTATGTTTTAAAATGTCAGCATTTTCTCCCAAAATGTCTACATTTTCATCCAAAATGATTACATTATCTGATAAAAGGGCGACTTTAACTAAGAGGTATGCTCTCTTCATTTTTACAGCTTTTCTTCTCCTTGTTGCGAAAAGAAAATTTTCCTGAATTTCTTTTGAAGTTAAAATTCCATTTTGTTCAAGCTGTTCAAATGAAAAGACACCCCGCCTTGCACAGCAGTTCACTATTTCATTTATACGATTGACCGCTTTGTCACCCCCGCCAAACATTCGTGACGAAATTAACAAAGCCCTCTCTCGCTGCCATTCACAATAATAACCATGTACTCCGTATATCTCCTGAAGCAATGCATATATGACGGCGTGCGCCTTTAACCCGCATTCTGCTGTAACAAGTTCAATTGCATTATCAGCCGCGCATTTTACCGGAAAGTAATCAATACCTTCTTTTCGGTTCATAGGCGCGTCCTCCTAAATTTAATCAAACAGGTATAATTTACAAAGGCAAGGAAGACATCCGACCAACTGACACTGTCCGAATAGCCGGCACCTTCCTGTAACGGCACATATACTCCCCCTGATTTTCAGTAAAAAGCATACACGCCAAAAAACAAAAAATATATTATATTAACCCATATATTCCCCCCGAATAGTCGAAAAAAATATACAAGCTAACTCCAAAAATAATAAAATACTACGAGGTCCATTTACCTCTATGATGTTTCTCAACTGCCCTGTATTTTCTTGGCAGTTCTGAATAAAAATTTTCTTCCTTGAGTTTGTCTAATATCACGAAAAACTCACTTCGTTTTCTGTAAAATGTACTTTCGCTGCAATTTACAGTCTCAACGCTGCACAATTCTCTAAAACTCATCCCCGGAGTTGTGCAGTATTTTAATAATGCCGCTGCAAGCTCATTGTCAGTAAGCATTGCAGCCTTTTCAATAAGTTTTATCCTGCTGTTAAGCATTGCAAGCTTAATAGCAAGCTTTTCCACAGACGATTCCGTATTATGAGCATGCGGCATCCCGTCATAATTTACTCCTGCTACTCCTAAATTGTGATTTATATCTCTAATCTGAGATAACCACTCATTATATTGATAGCAGAAATATGCAAGTTCTTTATACTTAAACTTATTTAGCTTCTTTAAAGGTCTATCTCTCCTCATTACATCTCCTATCTGATAAATTCAAAGGTTTATCTGCCTTATATAAAAAACAATCAATAGAACCACATCCTTTCAAATGATTATGTCATTCATCATACTTGTACTGTTCAGCAAGGGCATTTATATCCCTTGACAGGTAACTGCTCATTGTACTCATCTGTTCATCATCAAGCTTAATAAGACAGTCCTCGCAATACATAGCAATTCTGCTCTTTATATACTGAAGCAGACTGATGTTATCCCTTATCATCACATACTCTATAAGGCTGTGACGTATTTCCTCCTGCTTTTCACAATTGTTTTCAGTTTTTTCTTCATTCTGTTCAATTGTCGGATTGTTCATCATACTGGCAATATAATCTGTTGCTGTTGCATCTGTTTCAGATGTTTCAATCTCTATATTATTTTCAATATTTACATCACACTTTCCATGTTTTTCTGCCATCAATGCATCAAATGATTTAATACTGTCTTTTACATCAGCAGCCTGTGAACTTATATCTGCATCGTCCTGTCCTGTTTCTATTTCTATTGCATCGCTATCATGTTCCAAAGCCTTAATTACATTATTTACATCGCTTTCAATATTCTCAGGCTCTATATCATAGTCTCCTTTTATATCATCAATAGAACTCTGTCCCGGTATCTGCTCCTGTTCGTGCTCCGCTGTCTTTTTTTCCTTAAATTGCTGTACAACATTCAATGTAACCTTAGTTTCATCCTCACAATATTGAAAAAATTCAAGCTGCATATCAGGTGACATTCCTGCTATCTTATAGGCCACTGAAATGCCTAATGTTCCATCGTTAAGCATTGTCATAAATTCATCTATCAGATGATTTATAACAACTGTCAACTCCGCAATCTTAGTTTCCGACATGCCTAGAAGCTTCGACATAACACTTCTGATACTTTCCTGCTGCATATCATAACCATTGATGCTTATCCCGTTATTTTTTGCATTTTGAAGAAGCTCCTGCATTCTTTTAACTTCATTCATTTTCGTAGCAGAATCCTTTGTTCTATATGAATTAGCTACTATCAAATACAATTCTTCCTCATTCTGATTATCAAACCTGGTAACTTTAGCCGATACATTTTTAAACTTATCCTCTCCATGCTCAACAAGATAAGTCAACGCTCTCCATCTTCGTTCACCACTGACAAGCCGATAATCTCCACGCTCACAATGCTCTTTGACTACTGTAAGATTTTCCATCAGACCACAAAGTTTAATTTCATTTGCAAGCTGTTCAATATCTGTCAAAGGGTAAAAGTTTTTATCGTTAGAATAAATTTTATCAATCGGAATATCCTGTAAGCGAAATCTCGCATATGTAGTATTCATGTTTCCACCGGATATACTTTTTGAATTTAATGTGTCAAGAATAGTTGACCCCGTCATGCTATCACCTCCAGCACATCATCAAGAAGCTGCCTGTAATCCTTTACCGCAATGCAATGTTTAAAATTGTATGGTAAAGGTCCATGCATCATAGAATTTTTAATAACCTGTACACTCTCACGCACATATGACGGCATAAGAGTAGAATCATATTTATCCTGCGTTGCAGCAAGAAATTTACACATTGTTTTATTTTTTCTGAACAATGTTACAAATCTTCTCAAATTTATATTCTCACCTATATCTGTATTGGATAACTGAATAAGAATTTCATCCAATACATCACTTCCCTGTTCCTCAAATCCACCGATTTTATGTGGACTGAGTACAAGATTAGAAGCACATATAGCATTTAAAACCGTAATATCAAGCTGCAAACCGCAGTCAATAATACAGTAATCATATTCATTTTCAATCTCAGACAATGCTCTTTTCAGAACATCAATTTGGCTATGTTCCTTTTCTACCTGTAATCGTCCGTTCACTACCTGCAAACCCGTAGACGATGGAACAATATCCACACCATAGTCCGTAGTTATAATGTGGCTTTTAATATCCGGCGTATCACCTTTTAACGCATATGACATAATATCCGCAATACCATCATCCGACGGCTCTACATCGTATGTCATGGTAGCATTTGCCTGACAATCCGCATCAATCAAAAGCACTCTTTTTTCTTTTTCAGCTTGTAATAAATAAGCAAGGGTTGTTGTGGTAGTGGTCTTGCCAATACCACCCTTCAACCCGGCAATACAAATTGTCTTCATAATGTTGTTCCTCCTGATATTCATTTTTTATGTTGTTCAATCGTGTGGTACGGTACCGATGTTTTCACATCGGCACTTCCACACTTGCTGCATTTTTCATTTTTCCGTCTGGTACTGTAAACCTCTTTACCACACTTATTGCACTTCACAATAAAGAACGGATCACTTGAATAATATTGACCTATCCTATTAAGCAAGAATTATAATCTTTCCTTTTTCTATCAAATCTGACAATTCATTGCTTAAGTATTCTTTTATACTCTGTTTAGCCTCTGTTTTCCATGCACCGCCATCTGCCGAGAACAACGCACAAGTAATTCCGTCAAATTTATCAGATTTAATTCTAAAAATAAAATCTGATTCCGGCTGGTCTATTTCATCAAATGTTCTATACGGTTTCAGATGTACCGGACTAGGAACGATTGTTTCTGTTTTTGAAGCAACCCCTGTTTTTACTGTTGCTTTCTGCGAAATGCCATCGTCACCATATTCTGCTACAGTTTTATCCTCAACATTTCCGGCAAATGAAACTAAAAGTTCTCTGTCCTCATTCTGAATAAACTTCGTTTTCAGATTGATACAAAAATTTTCCTGCGGGATATACGCACCAAATTCAAATCTTGGAACTTCTGCATCAACAACTGCTAAACATTCTCTATGCTTATCACTGTCAAGTGTTGAAAGCATTTTTACACTTTTTTCACTTACTATATGTAAAAAGAATGGGGTAACAGGCACTTCTAAATCAGATTTGATGTACTTTATTAAACTATCTAAAGTAGATAATTTAAAAGGTTCAATATGAGGCTCATAACTTATCCTTTCCAGCTTTTTATCCGAATAAGTTTGACCGCCTATTTCTGTAATGTTAGGTTTTTTCATTCCTACAATGTACTCTAACGCATCTTTAATCATTGATTTCCTCCTTACTGAACAGCCTTTAATCTGTTAATATCCCTATAATTTACTACTTCGCCCGTATCCGTATTAACAACCGAACCATCAGATAATGTCACCTCTGAACCATCCTCTAATTCATTTGTATTTACCGGAGATTTCTGATGAACACTGCTGCCATATTCCTGCACAGATATTTTCTTAGTCTCCAAATCCTGACCGATTGACATTTGTGTGTGAATAGGCATCTGCGGAGCAAGTGACTCTTTAGATGTAATCTTAACCTCAAGTTCTGACCTTGATTCATCTTTAAAAGAAAACTCAAATTGCATAGTAATCGTTCTCTTTTTATCTGACGGGCAATTTACATCCATAAGATTTTGTGCCACCTTGCTAAAACTTCTGTCAAACTTTTCCTGAGCCGCACCGCCTGCAAGCTCGTCCAGCTTTAACCTAGCCATACTTTTTTGCCTCCTTTATCTTGATTTTTGCTGTCCTCAAATTCTTTAGGGCGGGCAATCCCGCCCTAAAAATAATTTTGGAAGAACAACAGCCCGTCATGCCGATAGCACAGCATATTATTAATTCTGTGAAACCGCTTCATCCTCTGTATGTACCCTTGTATATCCAAGCTGTCCCATATAGCTGTCAGCAAATCTCGTAAAGCACTGATTTCTTATGTGCTGCTTCTGCTCCTCAGACAAATCATTAAAGTTTACATAACCGCCGTCTTTAGTCGGCACGAGGATTTTATGCGTTATCTTCTTTTTTGCCATAATTCTCTCCTTTTCTGCTTTTGTTTTATATTATGCTTAGGTCTTGACCACTGTTCTTTAATCTAATTTTAAGAGCCTAAATCCGAAAAAACATATCATGAATAACTGTTTTTGCAGATTTTTTTATCATGAATGCTAGTTTCCTAACTCCCTTGTCGGAATCCGACAAGGGATATGTATCTTGATTTCTATAACCTATTTTCCTATACTTTCAATACAGGCTATTGCAGTAGCCGAGTATCAAAAGAAAGGAGACATTACATATGCGTTTAAATTTTGATTGTGTTCGTGATATTCTTTTATGCGTCGAAGAAAACACAGACTTACGCCATTTATGTGCTTTCGTTGACATAGAAACATACCAGCAATCAAATTTCTCTGATGAACAGCCAGACATTCAACCGTATCAAAAGGCACTTATGCAAAAGTACGATAATGACACCATCATTTATCATATTTACTATTGCAATGCTGCCGGGCTACTTTTATTTCCTGAAGTCTCCAAACCAGACCGCATAGACATAGAAGACCTAACTCCCGATGGTCACAGTTTTTTGGCTAATATCAGAGAACCATCTAATTGGGAGAAAATCAAAACTGTTGGACACAAATTAGGATGCACATCGCTCCCAACACTTTCCAACATTGCTTCGCAGGTTGTTGCAGCCCTAATAAAGCAATATTTAAAATTGTCCTAATTAGACATAATAACTGTTTTTATCCGCAAGTCTTTGTTGTAGCAAACAAAGACTTGCAATTACTTCAAAAAATTTTCTGGCTTATGACTATAATTTATTTTTAATTTCTTTAAGTCTTTGTCGTAATTAACAACAAGCTGAAAAGAACTACCCACTTGTATCGAACTTATAAGGTTGCTTAACGCAAATCGAAGTGCATATAAATCTTCTGGTTGTCTCAATACCGCAAACAGCCTTCCAAGTGTTTCGGCTCTTTTTATTTCCTCTTCTTTAGAACATGATTTACCAGCACCTGCTATGTATTCAATTAAAGTTTGTTCATCATTTTTTGAAAATTCATGTTCCAGTTCCTCTTCCATCAATGCTCTAGCCTTATCATCATCCAATGTGTCAAGAAGCTCTTTCGCTTCCTCAAACTTTCCATCAATAATCATCTTCTCAGCTAACTTTTCAACTGCAGTTCTTCGGTCAAGTTCTTTTTGCAGCTCTGTTATCTCTTTTACCTTTTTATCCATCGTTCTCACCTCCTTGTCGGAATCCAATATTATCTACATACCTATTGATTTTCTTATTCTATGTTCCTATAATATATATAAGTTGTTGCAGCAACTAATACTAAATAAGGAGGCTTACTATTATGAAAAAGAAAATTTGTTCAATAGCTTTATCATTATGCCTTGTATCAAGTATTGCACTTGCACCATTAAACGCTACAAGTACAACTGTTCAGGCTAAAGCTAAATCTGTTTACTATGTTCCAGGTTCAAGCTATGCTTATCATTCAAGCAAGACCTGTCGTACACTGCATCGTAGCAAACATATTAAAAAAATTACACTTAAAAAAGCTAAATCTCTCAGACTTAGAGCTTGTAAAGTATGCCACTAATCTTACTTTAAATCTTATTTTTCTTGGTGATATGCTCTTTTGCATATCACCTATTTTCTTTTCCAGTGCTTTTCTCGGCTCACTGCAATATTGAAAAGCTCCATCTATTGCACTTTCAAATGCATTTGAAAATCTCTCTCTCACTATCTGCTGAACATCTTCGGATGAAAGACTTTCCTCCATCATCTTCAGTAATTCTTCTTTCATCATTCTCACCTCCTTTTTCTCAACTTTAATTTTACAATTACAAATTTCATAAAACTTATCATAGATAATCAATTTTTCATAAAATATTTTCATGGATATCATTGTTTGTCATCTGTAATCCCTTTTAGTTCAATGCTATTGCTTTTCTCCGTTGCGTATACAACGGGGTTTGTCAAGTGTTGTAAGATTTATATTTGCCAATTCGCTATAAAATCAAATTTAATTTGATTTAGAAGGCAAAAAAATATAGTCCAATGGTATTTTATAAAGATTACTTAACGCTCTGCTTTGTTGCATTTTGGGTTCTGTCTTTCCTTTCTCCCAATTAACTATTGTCTGTTTACTTACTTTTAAGGCTTTTGCTACATCCTGTTGAGTCATTTCTGCATTTACTCTTGCAGCTGTAAGACTAATTTGAAAACTGCTCACCAAAATTCACCTCCCTGTTTTCATTATAATAAATCAAATTTAATTTGATGTCAATACTGAAATCAAAATTTATTTGACTTTTAGTTGCTATCCTTCAAATTATATTGTATTATATACTTAGAAAGCGTGGTGAAATTATGACAGACAATGAACAAAAAAAAGTATTTTCAAGCAATTTGAATAAATTACTTAATGAACATAATAAAACACAAAAAGAAGTTGCCAATGCAATAGATGTATCTCCACAAACTTTTAATACATGGTGTAAAGGTATTGCTTTGCCACGAATGGGAAAAGTTCAGATGTTGGCAGATTACTTTAGCATTTTAAAATCTGACCTAATAGAAAATAAAACTGATGAACAAGAACAATCTTACTATCTCAATCCTGAGACAAGTAAGATTGCTCAAGAAATATACAATAACAAAGAACTCTCTCTTTTATTTGATGCTGCCAAAGATGCTGAACCGGAAGATTTACAAACCGTACATAGTATGCTTATGGCATTAAAGAGAAAAGAAAAGGGTGAATAAGATACAAAAACATTTTGTGAAATGCATTAAGGAGATGATGAATATGTTGTTCAAAAAAAAGCACACTGTAAATGCTAATATAGAAAATGATGATTTGAAGCCTCTTGATTTTGACAATACTGCCTTTGACAGTTTAAAAGAAATACATACCGATATTACAAATGAATATAATCAAAAAAATAAAGAAATTTGGCAAACTTGGCTTTCTATACATAATCAACCAGAGCAACAAAAGAGACAAAAATCTGCTGAATCAACAAAATGTACCCCTCTATTTGTTGATGAAATAAACGGCACCGCTAAACTACAGGGAAGTTCAGGACATCATACCGTAACTTTAAATTCATGTTCATGTATAGATTTTAATCGACGACATTTACCATGTAAACATATGTATAGATTAGCAATGGAACTTGGATTGTTTCAAGGAAACTTTCAAACAAATATAAAAGATGTTCAGCGAACAAAATCAAAATCGGGCATAAAAATAGCAGATGCAGTAAAAGTTATTGAAACATTAACCTCAAATGAACAAGCACTTTTATTAAACATTTTATACACAATGAAATTTACAAATCATTCAGAATATGCAGCCGTATATAAAGATGATTCATACTTAAAAAAACTATTAGAAGAACACATTATTGAAGAAACTAATAATTATGATACTATTTTAAATTCCTATCGCAGAAATGAATTAAATGAAAGAATAATACAAGCAAACTGCAACATTGAATTTAAAAGAAATATGAAAAAAGAAGATTTAATACAATGGATAAAAAATACTATTCCTGAAAAAATTACTGATATATGCAATGATAAAATAACAGTTACTATTAGTGATGGCTATTTAAAGTCAAAGCACAAAATGTATTTATATTTAAATAGACTAAGCGATATTGAAAACAATTTATCATTTGGATTTTCTACATCAAGTGATAGTTTGCCTGATGATGAAATAACATATTTATTAAAAGAGCACAGACATATAAAATGATAACCTTGTCGGATTTTGACAAACATTAAACGCACACACATTGTATGATAACAAATAACTTTCATTACTTTTTGATAATGCCAAAGATGCTGAACCTGAAGATTTACAAACGGTACATAGTATGCTTATGGCTTTAAAGAGGAAAGAAAATGGTGAATAATAATAAAAATTTATAATATTTAAAATAAAATCATTTAAAAATATACATTTTTTCATAAAAACACAATATTACAACTATTTACATAACACCTACAATAAAAAAGAAAAGTGAGGTATTACTATGAACAAATCAAGATTTAATTATGGCAGACATTGTATAGGACAAGTTTTAAGAATACTAGATAATAGAACTATTATTATTAGCACTTCTAAAGAAAATATATTTGTTGGAGATTCTATTGCAGTTTATGAAGTTTGCGATGAACTAAAAGATTTAGATGGCAACTATTTATGTAAATATGAACATATTAAGGATAAATTAGAAGTAATCGACACAAACGAACATTATTCTGTTTGCCAAAAGAAAGCAGAAACAATAAATCGTCCCAATTTCATCTTATCCCCAACGCTTCCTAAAAAAATTTATGAACCACTAAATGTTTCAAAAAGTGACATTGAACCAATTCACATAAAGTCAGACTTAATAAAAAAAGGCGATCCTGTAAAAAAACTTTGATATTTACTTGACAATAACTATTTCAAATGATAAGATAGTTTTTAGACAGAAATGGTCACCGCATAAGGCGACTAGTAGAAGCCCTCTTATCATTTTAAGATAAGGGGGTTTTTGCTTTATGTCACAAACAATCACTTATGACAAACCATTTAAAACATATGAAGAATTATTAGATTTATTAAAATCAAGAAAATTCATTATAGATGATGAAGACTTTGCAATTAATACATTAAAAAATGTATCATATTACACACTTATAAATGGTTATTATCATATTTTTGAAACTGAAACTAATTCAGGTATTCTCAAAGAACCTGTAAATTTTAATGATTTATATACTATTCATATAATAGATTCCAGTCTTAGTAATATATTATTCAAATACATATTAGCTATAGAGCGTGCATTAAAATCGCATATTTCATATATTATATCCAAAAAATATGGTGTCTACACCTCTCTTTCTGATATGACGAATAATGATCCTAACGATTATTTATGTAGAAATAACTATAGTACAAGCTCTCCAAAACGTAACAATATATTAAGGTCAATAAAAAAATATGTAAATAAACAAACAAATACAATTGTACAACATTATATAGATACAAAAAACCATATTCCTTCTTGGATATTAACATCTAATCTTACATTTGGAATATGTATTGAATGGTATTCCATTTTAAAAAAAGACGAAAAAAACTATGTATGTAATGAATTTCTTCCATATAGCACTTTAACTCTTGAACAGAAAAAAGAATTATTACTAAATTCCTTAAAATTATTTAGAGAATATAGGAATAGTATTGCACATGGAAACAGATTATTTGTATCAAATATCAGGAAAGAAATACCTAAAAATTCACTATTAACCATTTGTAACGGATTAACAAACGAATCTGAATACTTAAGCGGTATGTCCAATAATGGAAGTTTTGCAGTTATCGTTCTATTAACATTTTTATTAAATGACAGATACATGGTTAACAATATGATGCAGGATTTAACAAATTTATTGATGATTTACAAAGATATAACTTTTTCAGGTAAAACAATTTTTGAAATTTTTAATCTTCCTAATGATTTATTAGATAGATTTAATAATGTTATTCCATAAATATTTTGAACCTGCTTTGATGGTTCAAAAAAAATCGAAAGCAGCGAATGTAGAAAATACTTTTTAGCCGGGTGCAGTGAAAAGTATAAATTTAAAAAAATTTAAAAGGAGAACTATTACTTTGAAGATTATTTTTAGCAAAGAAGCAAAAAGTTTTTAAAAAAACAAGATAAGCCAACACAGCAACGACTTATAAATGCAATATCTAACATTCCAAATGGAGATATTAAAAAACTTCAAGGTAGAGATGGTTATAGATTGCGTGTGGGTTCTTATCGCATAATTTTTAATGAAGATGGCATAATCATCAACATAATATCTATTAGTAATAGAGGACAAATTTATAAACATTAGGAGGTATTACTATGTCAGCAGTAAAAGAAAGACTTATAGGTGCAATTACTATAATGACAGAAAATGAAGCCTTACTTCTTTGGGAAGATTTGAAAAACTCATACACACAGCGTAATAATCTGTCAGAAGTCGAAGAAACAGAACCAACAGAGGAAGAAATCAAAATTCTTGATGCCTTTGAAAATGGTGACCCTGATTATGCACCTAACACTTCTATCGAAGATTTAAAAAACGAATTAGGGCTTGATTAAAATGATAATCCTGTCGGAATCCGACAGACATTAAATCTAATACGCATATTGCAAATCATTTTTGCATATGCTATAATGTCGTCAGACAAAAAGAAATTATGTAATCACAATGAAACAAAACCCCGAAAGTGTGCGAGACTTTCGGGGTTTTTATTCCTATTTTTCGTTGTGGAAAGGCTTAAACCCACAGGCTAGTTACCGATTATTTATCGCCATCTAACCATTTGATGATGTAGTGACAAGCTACACCAGCCGCAACAGCGACTATAAAAGAAAATATGTAATTCACAATGCCCACCTCCCTTCCCTTACCAGTCTGGGAGCGGTAACAGACATATTGTATCATATAAATTTACAAATTTCTACAAATCAATCAGATATAAAAAACTCCAACGAAAGTTTGACATACTTTCATTGGAGTTTTTGTTAATCATTTCCTTTTCCTCCGTAATAGCCGTTATGACAGCTTAAAATCACTCTTTTTCCAGCACTTCTGTTCCACATTCAAACAACAACAGTATTGCATTTCCGATTGTAAGAATACGGCTTACAATGTGCCATCCGCTCACTATCCCAAATGTTATATTAAGGGATAATAACCAAAACAAAATATCACTTTTTTTATTCCTCATTGCTTTATATTATACAATGTGCTAAGATGTAGGTAGTTGGGGCTTTCGCCCCTCCCACCCTAGCTGTTAGTTAAGATTTAATCGCTGCTATCAATGCTGCAATGGCAGTTACCGCTTTGATAATCAACTCGATTATTTCTTTGGCTGACAGCTTTTTTTGTTTCTTATGTTTCTTAGCCATCGTTTTACTCCTTTCTTTTTTGCTAACTCCTTGTTACAATATATATTATATATTAACTTTTAGTTAATGTCAATAGTAAAAGTTAATTTTTTTATTTTATCATTGATTTTTATTAACTTTTGGTATAGAATAATTATAAGAAATGGAGGTAAAACATGAACGAGTCAGCATTTAATAATTCATTTGCACAAAACCTAAAGTTTTATTTAAAACAAGCCAATATGACTCAGGCAGATTTAGCTGAGTATATGAATGTCAGCACTGCTTCTATATCTAATTGGTGTACCGGAAATAAAATTCCACGCATGGATAAGGTAGATAAACTCTGTGAACTTTTCGACATAAATCGTTCCGATTTAATAGAAGATAAAGACACAGAGCATAAACAATCCTACTATCTCAATCCTGAAACAAGCAGGATTGCACAAAAAATATATGACAACAAAGAGCTTTCTGTTTTATTTGATGCTGCACAGGATGCAGAACCAGAAGATTTACAGGCTTTACATGGTATGCTCATGGCATTAAAACGCAAAGAAAAAGGTAACTGATATACTTTTATTTTGGGGGTGATACATCTGGATAGCGACTATATAAATGTACAAATTTTAGACTTTGGCAATTCCATTCCGGCAGCCGTAACGATAAATGATGACGGCAGCTTTAGCATTTTTCTAAATGCAAGGCTTTCCTATGAACGAAGACTTGAGGCTTACTGGCATGAGGTGCGGCATATTCAAAATCAAGACTTTTATGGAGATATGAGTGTTGACGAGATGGAAGCTGCAAATAAACACTGAAATAATCATATTGTTTTGTCGGATTCCGACAGACATTCATAACAAAAAGACCGCCCTTTGCGGGCGGTCAAGACCTTACACTTTACCCACAAAAGAATATGGCTAAAATATAAAGATAACGCATATTTATTTTAACATAAGCCACTTCTTTTGTATAGGCTTATTTTTTTATACTCAACTTTAAGGAGGAAGGCGCATGAGTGAAAAGTTAAAAGAAGTCTGTGCATATATCCGTGTATCTACTGACAAACAGGAAGAACTTTCTCCGGAGAGTCAGATAAGACTCATTAAGGATTATGCCGAACAGCACAATATGCTGCTTACACGAATTTATCAGGAAGACAAGGGTATTTCCGGCAAGAAAGCAGATAAACGCCCGGCTTTTCAGGAAATGATTGCGACCTGCAAAGAAAAGTCACATCCTTACGATGCAATCCTGCTCTGGAAGTTCTCTCGTTTTGCCAGAAACATTGATGAAAGCACTTATTATAAATCAATCCTCAGAAAGAAATGTAATGTTGATATTATAAGTATTTCTGAACCCATCACTGAAGGTATGTACGGTCGCCTTATCGAGATGGTTATTGAATGGAGTGACGAATTTTATCTGTATAATCTCTCAGGTGAAGTTATGCGTGGAATGACGCAAAAAGCCTTAAAGGGCGGCTACAATTCAAATGTTCCTATCGGTTACATCAAAGAGCGTGGCAGAGATAAGATACCACAGATTGAACCCAAAGGTGCTGAGATTGTCAGAAAGATTTTTGATATGTACACAGAGCAGAATATCCCGATGGGTGACATAGCCGCAAGGCTGAATCAATCCGGCTATAGAACTGCAAGAGGATCCCTTTTTGAAACCCGTGTTATCGGATATATACTTGAAAACCCTTTTTATATAGGAAAAATCCGGTGGAACTTTTTTAACAAACAGAGTAATAAAAGAAAAAATCCTGACGATGTGATTATATCTGACGGCAAACACGAAGCTATCATATCTGAAGAACAATTTTCAAAGGCTGCAAACCGCAGAGCACACGACAGACTCCGCACGGGATATAACAAGAAACGCCGCCCTGCTCCACTCCTTGCCAACTGGTTGTCCGGCATGATTAAATGTTCAAAATGTGGTGCTTCGCTCGGTTTCGCCCACGGTGGTACTAAAACAGTTCCAAATTTTTGTTGCTGGAAATATTCAAAAGGACTCTGTTCTACACGAAATGGCATCACATTGAAAAATGCTGAAAAGGAAGTTCTCTCCATCCTCGAAGAACTATCCGGCTCAGGATATTTTTACAATTATAATCTAAATGTAATCAATACCGAAAATACAGAACGGGGATATATATTAAAAGAACTCAAATCACTTGATGCAAAAATGAAGCGTATCAAAGATGCGTATATAAATGAGATAGACACCTTAGAAGAATACAAAGCAAATAAAGAACTTATTTTGAAAAGACGCACAGAGTTAAACGAAAAACTTGAAGCTGCCACCGTCACCGTTCACCCTGCATCAGTTCACAAAGATGTTGATTTTCAGGGATTGATTGATATTATAAAAGATGAAAATTCAAATGATATGGAAAAGCATAATGCTTTACTGGAAGTCGTAGACCATTTTGTCTGGAATAAGGAAACGCAGGAAATGACCGTGGTTTTGAATAGTGATATATTGCTTGTAAATTGCAAATAGATTTTGGATATAATATAATGTCATCAGACACATAATATGTTCCATTTTGGACAAAACAAAACCCCTGAAAGTGGACCAGACTTTCAGGGGTTTCATAATCTATGTTATGTATTATTTTTTCTTGGCAAATACTTATCCAATATTGTTAAAATATTGCTATTATGAATTCTCATTTTATCGCTCCTTAGCAATTCTTCTGATATATTATATATTGATTTTTTGGTTCTAAAAACTCCTGCTTCCTTAACTTTTTGTTTATCTGGTATGCGTTTCCCTTGATACACTTCTTCTACATCGTGACAAAACCAAATCATATCATAATTATTTTTCTTACAATACTCGTTTATTTCTTTTAATTCCCTCGCATGATCCTGATTCACCTCAAACGAATCAGTATCTATACAATAAATCACTCTTGTACCTCCACCATAATCTTTGATTAATCCATGTACTTTTCTTACAACATCCTTAGAATTGTATCTCATTTTATTATTCATATATATTGGACTAATTTTAATTTTATTATCAAGACTGTAAAACCGACTTATTGTTTCATTAATATAGATATAGTCTGTTGCAGCTCTTTTGTTTGTTTCCATGCATAATATCACTTGTATAGCCATCATTTCACTCTCCAAATATTCCTATAAAATCAGTAGCATCTATATTAAATGGTATATTTTCTATCATTCCATTTCTATAAAAATTGTCAGGAGAAGCATTACCATGTGATGTCCATGGAATAAGCTGATTGTCATTTGTTAAAAAATCAATAGAATTTTTATTTTCTTTTAATGAAATCATAGGATCTAAATTATGTGTTGTAAAACATAACTGTCCATTACCATAATACATAAAATATTCAATTAATTTGCACAAATAAACATCATTTAGATTTGAATCCATCTCATCTATAAATACAATCCCCGTCTTGCTGGCCTGCAAAAAGCAATCAAATAATCTTATAAGTTTTTTGATACCAGTGCTTTCAAACTCCCTATTTACCTTATACTTTCCATAATTTAACACCAACTCACAGATATATGTTGACCCATCCTCTTTTTTATCTATATCAATTGACTCTAAATCAGGTTTAAATATTTTTATAAACCGAGTAAGTTGACCTATTCTTTTCTTATAATCCTGAAAATCATTCTTGTCAATTCTTTTTTCACTAACACTAGCAAAGGTATTTATATTTTTTTCCAACTGAACAAATTTTTTTCCTAACGAATATCTGTCAAATTCTTTTATTCTTTTTCTCAAAAAGTACAACTCATGCTCATCTTCTTCATCCAAATAAACATTAATTATTAAAATAAATAATGCACATAGTATCATATCAAGATCTAATTCGCCTAATTTTCCATTGTAAACATCTGAACCTAACAGCCATAAATTAATCATTGAATTCGTGGATAACAAATTCAATGTTTTTTTAATGATATGTTCTTTCTGCTCCTCTTTGGAATCAATATAGTTAAGTTCGCCTTCTATTATCTCAAATAAAACATGATAATTATTATTTGGATAATTCCCATTTTTTTTCATTAATTTTTCATATTTTATTTCATATGATCCATTAACATTCTTTCCCAGATGAATAGTATAATTATATACAATCTTATTATCAGAATAATCTACTATATATTCGCAATTAAATTTGAAAATCTTTGTTTCCTTATTTATAATCTCTTCAAGAAAATTTTGATTTTGTGACTCACTTAAATAGTTATAACTTAAACTTAATTCTCTAAAAACTTTTATGGCAGTTATTAATGCAGATTTTCCAGAACCATTTTCTCCATAAATTGCTTTTACTCTATATAACTCTGAATTAAATTCTTTGTCAATTGTTTTTTTATAAAAATCTAATCTAATATCTTTCTTAATATTTTTACTACCAGCTACTGTTAAATTCAACAAATAAAATAATCGTTTCATATAATATCACCTCTCATATTATAATACCCATTTCACACAAAAATATTACAAAATGTACTTTTTATTATAATTTATATTATACTTGAATGAAATATTAAAAACAATATCCAAAAAACAATATTATATCTATTAGACTAAAAAAAATCAAAGTAATCTGAACTTTTAATGAAGTTCTATTGTCAATTATTTACATATATTCTATAATAACGATAAAAACTAATATCTATCTTCACAAATCCCCTAAATTCAAGCCTTTTCGTAATATCATCAGTCCTCGACTACGGTGGTCCGGATGGCGAGGCTGGTGCCGCTATGCGTTATCTCTCACAGCGTTACAGTATGACCGACCGCCGTGTCATGGGTGCTCTTACTGACATCGGCACCGAAGAACTCGGTCATCTTGAAATTGTTGCTACCATTATCAGACAGCTTACAAAAAATCTTACACCGGAAGAAATCAAGGCATCCGGCTTTGATAAATACTATATTGACCACACACTTGCCATATGGCCGCAGGCAGCAAGTGGAGAGCCTTTCAGTGCGAGCCAGCTTCAGAGCACCGGTGATACAATAACCGATCTTTATGAAGACATGGCGGCAGAGCAGAAAGCCCGCCTGACTTATGATAACATTCTTCGTATAGTAAAAGACCCTGAAGTTGCAGAACCTATCCGTTTCCTCAGAGAAAGAGAAATTGTTCATTTCCAGAGATTTGGCGAATGTCTCAGACGCACTCAGGAAAACCTTGACTGTCGAAACTTTTATGCTTTTAATCAGCAGATTGATAAAAAGAACTGTGGAAAATAATCAGCATAACCGGTTTTAAGAAATAAATAAACAAGCCGAACGCAGATACTTTATTCTGTATTCGGCTTGTTTTAATGCTTATTTAACTAAAAGTCAGTGATACACTATACAAAATATTCTATTTACACTATCTGTTAAGATTTTAACCCTCGTAAACAGTAATTCCTGTTACTGCAGGTTTTCCTGCAAATGTTATATAGAGGTATGGCTCTGTCTCAAGTGCTTTTAACAATGTATCATTAAGTACTATTCCTTTTCCGTGGAATTCTGAATACTTAAGGTCATATGTATTCTTTCCGCTTCCGCCAACTTTGTCTGATGTTCCAATAGTCACTGTTCCGACAAAGTCTTCTGTATCTGATATATCTAAGAAGTTGAATGCAACAACCGGCTTCTTATACTTAGATAAATCAATCTTTAAGAATGCCTGATAGCCCCAGTCATTAAAGCCAAGCTCTGTTGTGTCTCCGTCAATTGATGATTTTGATGATGACTCAGGTACAAATGCTTCAACAGAACCTTTTGTTACCTTTGTTCCACCTTCTTCTGTTGTGTATATATCATCTCCTACGAGGTTTCCACCGCCGTTCTTGTACCACTTTCCTGTCCATTCAAAGCCTGCTTTGAGGTTATTTACATTTGTTGTTTCAAGATAATCTGCGATTGAACCGTCTGTTGTTGTTCCGTTTGTGTTTATCTTTGAACTCGTATCCCCTTTTGAACCTGTGATTGTATTGTAGAGTACAGCAATGTCATTGTATCTCATCCTGCAGTTGTCTTTATCCATATACTGATTTGTCTCCCAAAGTACTGGTAAAATATGATGTTTAGCTGCAATAGTCATTGTATCATTTAACCACTGTGCAACACCCTCCTGCTTTGGATTGCAAACACTGAACTCACCCATGATGATTCCGTATCCTGCATTGTAGAATTTATCCATCTTTGTGAAGTATGTTTCTGTTGCTTCTTTGTCTTTCTGTGTATAGATACCGCTGCCACCGTCTCCACAGAAATCCCATGGTGTATAGTAATGAACTGAAACGCTGAGTTTAGTAGTTCCATTTTCTGCTGTATCTGTTGGCATCTTAAATTTGTCATCACAAGTCTTGTCAATGTTTGTATCATAACCTGCGATAAGGAGATGTCTGTATGCGTTGTTTCCGCCTGTACTGCGGACAATGTCTACAAATTTCTGGTTAATCTTATTTGCCATTTCGTATCTCTCATCCTCTGTAAGGTTTCCTGAGATAGCCTTTGTATCATTGTCATCTTTTGGTACACAATAACCACTTTCATAGATTGCGTCGTTTAATCTGTCACCAAGTTCCTCGTTTGCACCTTCAAAAATGAGATGATCTGAATAATCCTTAAATCTGTCACAAATCTGTGTCCAGTATCTCTCATATCTCTTCCATGCCTCTGCACGTTTTGTCTCATCGGCAAACTTATTTCCGTCAGCATCTTCCTTGCACGCACCAAACTGTCCCCACCACTGAGAATCCCAATGATCGTTGACAATTACATACATACCACAGTTTAATGCGTAGTTTACAACTTCTTCCACACGACCAAGATATTTTTCATTGATAGTATATGTTCCATCCTCTGAATCCATGTTTGACCATGCTACAGGAATACGGATAGTATTAAATCCATATGAACGGAGTGACTGGATATAAGCTTCTGTTGTAATAGGCTGCCCCCATGCCTGCTCAAATACTGTAGCATCTGTAGCAGCAACCTTGTCAGCATAAGTTCCTAAAGTAGCTTCAAGAGTATTTCCGAGGTTTACACCCTCCCCCATCTCATTTTCAATGAGCCACTGTGTAGAAACATCTTTACGAACAGTACCGTTGTCTTTAACAATCATGTTTGCTGAAGTACCGCCCTTTATCGAAACTGTTCTCTCTTCACCGACATTTGTTGAAGTCTCCGGCAGCTTCACACGGAGTGTAATATCTTTATCTTCGAGATGTCCGTAAAAACCGCCATCTGCAACTGTTATATCTTTTGTAATAGTCTTTGTTGCTGTTTTTCCATCCATTCTCTTATATGCAATCTTAAATGTAACCTTTGCACTTCCGGCAGCTTCACCAAATATCTCAGCAGAATATGTAAGACCTGATGTCTTCTCATTCTTAATTTTGATTATTTTTTCATCTGCACTTGAAGCAGTAACCTTTGTCACACTCTTAACATTTTCAGCAGTAATTGCAACAGTTCCAGCTTTTCCGCTCACAAGTCCACTTGTAGCATATTTTGTGGCAAAAATAGGTGTATAAACCTTTTTAATGCTCTTAGCACCGGCTGCCTTAATCTTTTTAGCATTTGCATCAACTGAACTTCCTGAAATGCTAATCTTTTTAGTACAACCTTTAAATGCATTCTTTGCAACAGACGATAATTTACCGTTTACCACAAGTTTTGTAAGTTTCTTGCAATTTGCAAATGCTGAAGATGCAATCTTTGTCACACCTTTTCCAAGTGTAACAGATGTTGCTTTTGCTGCTTTGAAAACATTTGCATTAACAGCAGATACCGTATATGTCGCGCCTGATGCCTTAACTGTATTTGGAACTGATAGTGTCTTTGCTTTCTTTCCCTTTGTAGAAAGCTTTGTAATTGCAACTTTGCCATTTGTATCTTCTGTAGCGGCAGTTGTTACCTTATATGTATAATTTCCGCTTGTAAATGTAGCTCCAGCCTTTTTTCCATATGTCTTTGTAAACTTAGGAACACCTGTTATCTTAAATGAAATCTCAATATCGGATTTAGGCATTGTTGTAAGTTTGCCCTGCTTGAAAGGAATATTGCTTGAAAGATTCCATCCGTCATAACCTGTATAGCTGAATACGCTATAACCGTTTGCCTCATATGATTTTGTATGTGGAAGTTCTACTCCTGCTGCTCCCTCTACCTCATTACCATCAATTTTTAATGTTGCATCTGTGACTTTTATGCTGTCTGCTGATTTAAGAGGAATATCTGTCGAAATTCCCATCATGTTAAATGCATCTGCACCTGTAAGGTCAACACCTGAAATCTTAACAGTGTACTCTCCGTCACCTTCTTTTAAAAGAACATCCGTAATCTCTGCTTTCTCTGTCACATCCTGACCACCGGCCTGCACATACGAATACTCTTTTCCTGTTTTAAGCGGATCTCTGTAATCCCATGTCTTTGTCTGATAATAAAGATAAGCATGATAGCCGTCTTCTTTCCAGACTGAACTTATTGCAGCACTTGCCGGCTTTGCACCATTCACTGCACCTACACCTGTAAACGATGTAACAACCATAGCAGTTGACAATGCAGCAGCTAATAATTTTTTAGTTGTTTTTCTCATATAATTCTCCTCTCACATAATTTTAATTCATTTTATACCTTTTATAAGTAACAGTTTTGTCATAAATATAGCAATAGAATTGGCAAACTCAAATATTGCAATATATTTTTATAGCTGAACTGTTATTATTATGTTCATATTTTATTATATTTTTGTTAATATTTATATCCTGACTTTTAGATATATTATACATGTTTTTTAATATATACGGCATTTATAAACACCTGTTGCATACTCAATCGGACATCTTCAATCTACTCTTTATCTGTTCATAACACAAAGAGAGCACACCTATTGGTGTGCCCTCCCTGAAAGCTCTTTCGATTTGTTTTCCTTAATTGTGGGAATTCAAACTTATTAAATATTATTTAACTACTACGCTGACTTTTGCGGACTTCTTACCATATTTAAGTGTAGCAGTTGTCTTACCTTTCTTAAGTCCCTTAACCTGGAATGTTACCTGTCCTTTTGCAGTCTTTTTAACTGTGACTTTTGCAACTTTCTTGTTCTTTACAGAGACTTTAATCTTCTTAGCCTTAACTTTCTTAGTTACCTTTGCAAGTGCAACTGTGTATTTTGCTGTCTTTTTCTTCTTAACATTTGCTGTCTTAGCAACAGTTACTTTAATAGTAGACTTCTTAGAACCAGCCTTAAGTGTGATTGTAGCTGTCTTGCCCATAACTGCTGTCTTCTTAGCTGTGATTGTAACATTCTTCTTAGATTTGTTTACCTTAACTGTTACAGCCTTGTTGTTGCTTGTAGCCTTAACTGTTGATGTACCCTTAACTGTGTACTTAACTGTTGCAGACTTAGATGGAGCAACTGAAACCTTAGACTTAGCAGCCTTGATAGATACTGTTGAAGAAGCTTTCTTTGTTGTTACATTGAAGTTTACTACAATTTTATCATTAGCTTTAACAGGAGCTTTGTTTAACTTATCAATAGTTGTAACTTTTTCATCCTGCCAGTTAACACCAGTCTTGTCAAAGAGACCATTCCATGGATTTACGATGTTGAATCTGTAGTTCTTTGAAACTGTCTGATCTGCAAATCCCCAGCATCCTTTGTTATCTATAGCGTATGTCTTGTCACCAATCTTTACATTCTTAACTGTGAGTGCAAAGTTGTCTGCAAGACTTCCATAATAAAGGTCTGTGTCAAGCATCATTAAGTAGATTCCTTTTGAATCACTTGTTGCTGTGTATTCGATAGAGTAATCACCATCTTTTGTTACATTGACACTCTTGTCACCCCAAGACTGCTCGCCCCAAGTATCATCCCCAACATAGTCGAATGAAACATTGAAGTTACCCATCTGACCTTTAGCAACCGGTGCCGGTGTCTCTGTTGGTGCAGGTGTATTCTTAAGCTGATCCTCAAGAGCTGCTTTTGATGCTGCAAGTGACTTATTGTCTTTTTCAAGGGCTGCTTTTGATGCTACGAGTGCTGAGTTTGATGCTGCAAGTGCTTTGTTCTCTGTCTCAAGAGCTGACTTTGATGCTGCAAGTGACTTGTTGTCTTTTTCAAGGGCTGCTTTTGATGCTACAAGTGAAGCATTGTCTTTCTCAAGGGCTGCCTTTGATGCTGCAAGTGACCCGTTCTCTTTCTCAAGGGCTGCTTTTGATGCTGCAAGTGCTTCATTCTCTTTCTTAAGAGCATCTAAATCTGTAACACCATTCACTTTATATGTAAATGTAATCTCATCGCCTTTTTCTGCAGTAAATTTTTCAAAATCACCTACACTAGTTGTTGCGATATTTTTTGAATCAGCATATTCACCATACACTGCTTTTTTACTTAACACATCCTTGTCTCCAACTTTAACTGAAACAATCTTTAAATCGAAATCTTCAGTAACATTTTCAACAGTAGTTGTTGTCTCTCCAAAATTAGCTCCAGCAAGAGCACCTGCTGTAGCTGCATTTGCAAAAGTTGTTGTAACTTCAACTTTTCCGTCTGCTTTAACAGTAGCCTCTTTTTTGTTTAAAGTTTCACCTTTAAGTGTTAATTCAACACCGTCTTTGTCGGCTGCATCTGCCTTTAATGTTCCAACATTTGCACCTGTCAATACTAATGCTGTTGAAAGTGCTAAGGAAAGAGCTTTTTTTGTTCCCTTTGTTAATCTCATTAACATATCCTCCTTCTCCCTATCATATATAGGGTTGCATAATTTTTGAAACGATAAAGTTGTAGTCCGCACTCAACCCTATAAGCCGTTTCGTTACATCTAACATAGTAACAGAATAATATTTTCAAATAAACAGTAAAAATGCACAATTATTCCAGCTTTTTTTGTGTATTTTGTATATTCATCAAATGATTACACCTTGATTATGTGTTTTTTTTCAGTGATTTTTCCCATATTATCAACATTATAGTTAAGGCTAATTTTTGACAATATTTGGAATAAAATTTTTGAAAAATCGTAATAGTTCCGCCCTAAATTTACTATAACCAAAGAAAAACAGAGACGGTTTTTTACATCCGCCTCTGCTTTTTATTTCAAAAATTATGCTTTGGAATATTTTATTATGTTATGGTAATTATTTTACTTTAACTGTTACCTTAACTGATTTCTTACCAATCTTGATTGTAAGTTTTGAAGCACCTTTCTTAGCACCCTTAACTGTTACTGTTACTTTGCCCTTAGAAACTTTCTTGCCTGTAATCTTAGCAATCTTTGACTTAGAAGATTTAGCTGTTAATTTATCTGTTGTTGCTTTCTTCTTATTCTGAGCTGTAACCTTAACTGTTATTTTTGCTTTCTTGCCCTTCTTAATCTTTACTGTTTTCTTAGCTGCTTTTGCACTCTTAACAGGGTTTGCAACCTTAACTGTGATAGTTGCTTTCTTTCCTGCACTTGTAAGTGTAATCTTAGCTGAAGAACCCTTTGTTGCTTTCTTAGGTACTGAAATCTTAATTTTCTTGCTGCTTGTTACTTTTACTGTTGCAAGTTTCTTATTAGAAGTCTTAGCTAATGCCTTAACTGCTTTTCCTGCCTTATTAAGTGCTTTATAAGAAACTGTTGTTGACTTTCCTGCTGCTACTGTTACTGTTTTCTTAGAAACTGTTACTTTAGCTTTTGATTTCGCACTAGTGCTGCCCTTCATTCCTGATACAGTAAATGATACTTTGATTGTATCTCCCTTCTTTACAGGTGCTGTTCCAAGTCCATCAATAGATGTTACGGCAGGGTCAACATATGTTACACCATCTGAACCAATAGGTCCGTTATATGGATTTACAATGTTGTATCTGTAAGCGTTTGTTTTTTCCTGGTCTGCGAAGCACCATCCGCCTTTCGCATTTACTTTGTAATCTGTCTTTCCAACAGAAACAGTTGTAGGAACAAGCTTAAAGTCTTTGTTTAATGAACCTTTGTAAAGGTCTGTTGAAAGAATCATCATAAAGATGTCAGTTGTATCAGACTGAGCAGTGTAGCTGATTTCATATTTTCCATCACCAGTTACATCAACTGACTTGTCTCCCCATGACTGCTCGCCCCATTTGTCATCTGCTACATAGTTGAATGCAACATTAAATTTATCCATATTTCCCTTAGGAGCTTCTGTTGGAGCTGGTGTTGCATCGCTTGTTGGGGCTGGTGTATTTGTTGATACAGGTGCCGGTGTATTTGTTGCTCCGCTTGTTGGGGCTGTTGTTGCTCCATTTGTTGGGGCTGTTGTTGCTCCATTTGTTGGGGCTGTTGTTGCTCCGTTTGTCGGTACTGTTGTTGCTCCATTTGTTGGTGCTGTTGAAGGCTTTGTTGACACTGCAGGTGCTGATGAAACTTCTGCTGTTGGTGACGGTGTTGCTAAAGCTTCTTTAACAACGAGAGCACAATCTTTTCCACCTGATAATTTATATGTAGTTCCATCAATATCTGTTTTTGTTCCCATATAAATCTTAGGTGTATCTGCATTCATATCCGCATCATCACTTGCTGATATATAGAACTCATCTGTCTCATCATCAAACCAAGCCTTTACACCTTTGATAGCAGTATATGTTTTGTCATATGCCCATCCGTCAAATTCAATAGTTCTTGTTGAATTTGGTTTTGTTACAGGTGCAGAAATCTTAATTGTCTCTCCACGATGAATAGTAATCTCATCTTTGACATTGGACATATCAATAGTCGGTTTTGCTGAACTGTCATAATACTCTACTGTAACAGTATAATTAATATTTGTCCAATCCTCACCAGCTTCATCTTTAATATTTAAAAGGAATTTACTTCCGCTATCTTTTATTGCATCTGCGATAACCTTTGATGAGTCACCATCTCCTACATAATTCCAAGAACCACAAGTATCACTGTCTGTTCCATTAAACTTAGTAACAACACTTCCGCCATAATAGTACTGATTGCAATCTCCTGTACCTGCTAATGTGATAGTTGGTGTTTTATAACCCTTTGTGCTAGAAACAACTTCAGAAAAATCAATCCCAAGTCCATGTACTGTTTTTGCATTTTCCTTATCTGTTACATAAAACTTACCGTCATCGGCTGTACCATTGTTAAATACTTTCTGGCTATCTGTAACATCTTTTCCATCAAGAGTTACTTTTGTTAATTTGTTCTTTTCTACTGTTGCGACATATGAATGTGTCGCATCATCCGCTTCCGCTGCCTTACTTTTTGTACTTCCAATATTTGCACTGGTAATAATAAGTGCTGTTGAAAGAGCTAAAGAAAGGGCTTTTCTCATTCCTTTTTTTAATCTCATTAAGAAATCCTCCTTCTCCCATCTCTATGGGTAATAAATTGTTAATTTACTTTTGCTTAAAGCAGAAATCATCGGTCTTTATTGCACCCCTCAAACTGCCTTTAACATTTGAACAAAATATTAACACAGTGTTAATATTTTTTATACCTGCAAATTTAGCAATTTTATACATTGATATTTTTTAATTTTATAATTTTTATATTAAAGTTGTATTATTTTTACAATTTTGGTAACAGTTCAGCCATAAAAATGTAATTGGCAATACAATGAGCTTGTTCATTGTATTGTTAAGTACATTTTTATGTTAGAATAGCCTTTCATTTCTGAAATGAGGGCAAAGCCCTCACGAGCACGCTCAGATGGAACAAATTTATTTGTTCCATCCTCACTTTGCTTTCGCGTAAATAAACAAAAGCTGCAAAGCAACAACTGACAGCTTGCTGGCAGGTTTATGAATGTAATAAATGAATGGCTGAACTGTTACCGATTTTGAAGCATTTTGAGTTATTTTGATTATTATAATTATGTTCACATTATTGGTATTTATTTGCTTTTTAACACAGAATGTCAAACCATATCCCAATAAATGAACTTCGCAAAATTGCGAATACAGCTTGATTTATTCTCCACCCTATACCTGCTCCGTCTCAATTTCTTTTATCAGCTCAATCACTTTTTCCTCTGTTTCTTCTACTTCATCTGCTATCTGTGGAATTGCTTTTCCCTTTGCAAGTTTCTTTCTTATCAAATCTTTTAATTTGTTGTTTTCTCCTTCACATCTTCCACGATTTTCTCCAATTTCAATTCCACGGGCTTCTCCGGCTTCTTCGCCTTTCCTATACTGTTCTTCTCTTTCAAGTCTCATGTGCTCTTCTTCGTCATACTCAAATATCGTCATCGAAATCACCTCTGCCTTGTTTTTTACGAAAAACTCTTTTAGAATACC